GAATTCTCAGTGGTAAGAACCTTAACGTGAGGTACGTAGATACTTTCCGAGTATAAATTTTCTGTCTGGTAATAAGAATCTTTAAGGATCCAGATACCGTTAGATGTTCCTATCCAATATTCATAAGAGAATCCATCTAAACCTCTTGGCTGAATAGTATAAACACGAGGAATAGTATTACCTTCTCCCAGAATATTTCTCCACTCCCTCGCCTCTGTGTTATAGATTAATAAATTACCCGCGGTGGCTCCAATAAATCCTGTTGTTCCGGTTACACCTATGCCATCATTCAAAGAATTGATGAAAGCTAGAACTTCTGATCCATAAGGGCTTGCCTCGATTACCGGACATTGATAGTATCCTCCGGTGAAGCCAAGTTCGGTGAATGTCCAGGATTCTGATTTTTCATTGTCCTGACCATATAATTTGGTGACCGCAACATCTGAAATGCATGGTCCATTAGCGCATCCAATCCATTTGCTCTGATCAGCATCAATGCTTAAGCACCGGGTATCTAGATAATATGGATCGTTGCTCGGAAGAGCAGAATTTTGATAGTTTAGGTATGTCCAATTATCTCCATCAAAATAAGAAATATCTTGTCCTACTGCCCAAACCCTATTCTTGTTGTCGAGCTTTATCTGTGTTATCTTTAAATCGTTAGCGGGCATTGCTGTATTTATTCATTATTATAAACTTCCACCATAATACCATCCTCCGCTGGGACCTGGGATGATACCAGGCATCGGGTTAAGCTGGGTCTGATCATCTACGCAACCAAGCCATGAAGCATACCTGAACCTTGCGTTAGATGGATTCAGCCAATCGCTTGGGAATGCAGCAGGTCCGGATAGTCCTACACCGGTTGAAGGTGCTACGACAACTGTCCATTGTACGAGTGATGAATTATCAGTGATCTCTATTCTAGTAACTGTTGCGTCAATTGATTCGATTAGAATACCGTGGTAATCAGATCTGTTATTGTATCCCGTTAGTCCATAGACAAAATTTGTAGGAACGAAATAAGGATTGTAATCTTCGCTTTCTTTAACTCTAATTGGAATTATACCACTACCGATAGGTGTGAAATAACTCGTTATCGACTGGTTTAACACCGATGCAATACCAAGATTTGGACCTACGTCCTGGGCTTTAAAAAATCCATATCCGTCATTACCGGACAATCCTGCAGACGCATCAAAATTGGTTTGAACCAGGTCAACACCATTGGACCAGTGTACAGTGATATAAATCTTAAAGTATTGGTCTCCGGCGGGGTTTGTTCTGGGAAGCATAAATCCTGAGCTAGGAATAGCAACTACCCCATAATTTGAAATCGTAAAGTTACCGTGCACGGACGACAAAACGTTCGTGTAAAGTAAAGGTGGGAATCCTCCCCCGGTTCCGCCAACAGACAAATAAGGTTCTTCAACGTCCCGAGAAAGCATTCTTACTTTTGCTGCCATATTCAGGAACTCATTCAGTAGAGCTAAAGGCCAAGCACGTCCGCCTGAAGAAACTGCGTTCCATTTGGTTCTAAGAAATGCACCACGGTCAGCGAACATTCCCCCTCTGTTACCAAGAACATAGTCTTTAAGCATATAGCGTCCAGCTGTGATCGGTGTATTAAGGGAAAATAAAGCTGTGGTGTATGCAGAAGAATCTACAATCACATATCCCGTTAATCCAAATGGATATGGAGACGTCGATTCAACATAGCCAAAGTGTCCGGTATATTGGGCAATCTCTTCGTTAGAATGGAAATAATTATTCGTTTGAAATCCGGTTCCTGGTACTGCCGGGCCCAAAGTTCTCATAGCAGTCAGATCCACGACAACAATAAATCCAGTTGAATTTCCTGTAAGACCGTAAGAGCCTAATGTAAATGGAGCGCCAGCGGTTGTTCCCAATGACGAGGTCATCACATAAGCGGTTGGACCGTAAACGGAAACCCATTCGTAGCTAAGATCAAATTCATCCTGACCAGCTCCTAATTTTTTAACAACCATATTTTGGGTCTTCGTTCCTATGTCGAAGTTCGTCGCTGCTGTCAGTTGAATCGGAATTGAAGCAGTAGCCCCGGGATCACCCAGATAAGTGCCTGTAGCGTCATACCAGTCTCCGTATTGATAGTTTGTTAGGTTCTGTACACCAACAATATTTGCAAAACCTGGTAATACCCATTCCCAATCGGTTGGAACCGGTGAGGATGTGTCGGTGATGGTGAACAATTCGTTCATTTCAACCGGTGATCCAGGAACTGTGAAATTGACTGTGAGTACGTTCTTATCTACACTAATTATCTGGTATTTAGTTAAAGTTCTTGAGGTACCGTAGGTATCAGTTACGGTTAAACTTGCATTATAATCGCCAATATTATTGTAGGTCACCACAGGGTAATGTGATGCTGAATTTCCTGGGGTTCCACCCGGAAACGTCCAGGAATAAGATGCGGTAGCTCCGACCGTAGAATCTGGATCGAAGTAAACCTGCTCTCCCTGTAAAATATTCAATATTGGATCTGGCATAATTATGGTCCTGTTGCGTAAGTGAAATCAACACAGAGTACTGGATTTGCTCCCAAAACTGATGGAGGAGCAGGGTAGGTACCTGTTGGTGATGATACATTCGTGATAACACGATTGCTAGGTCCGGTGATGGTCAAAAAGTCATCATATCCGGACGGGAAAACTCTATAGTAGAAATTGGTAATATGTGGATCGGTAGATGCGTTAAGTTGATCTGCCACCTGACCTAGCGTTAAATACCCGCTTGCCCCAGTAGCACCAAATCCAACGAAAGTAACTCCGTTAGCAAACGGAGTTGTTTGTTTTCCTGTATCAACTTTGATACTATCTCCAACCAAGGAAGAGTGGATTTCAAATCCTCCCAACCAAGTATTATTGTATTCAAAATCCCACCACGAATGAGCATATCCTGCGTCCCACGTAACCTCGTTGAAATTCTTCCAGACGAGATTTTGTGTTCCCCAATACTTCAAATTAGCATTTGGTAGTTCCTCCTGGCTTTCGTCCCATTGAACATACACGTTGTCGATGTTTTGTCCACCATTTAAAATTATATCTTGTGAAACTACCTGAATAGATCCGGTAGCAGTTATTGATAGCGGATATCCATTATAGATTGCACCAGAAGTAGATGGTGATGAAATTAGAATCGAGCAAGGATTTGCAGCTGGATTAAAAGTCGTAGCAAAGAAATCAGGCTGTGTGATGACTGAATTTATCTGGGTTACTATAGAATTTGCAGTCGATTGTAACGTAGATCCTCCAGCCGTAGCACCAATTACCCTACCATTCACAGATACCGATATAGTCCCTTCACCTACAACTTGCATGTTCGGGTAAAGAGATGTGTCGACAGTGATCTGCGAAAGGGTAACAAGGATTCCAGCTTGTGGTGAAAGTACTACTGGTATCTTGAATTGATTAGAAGCAAGTGTGCTATCGTAGATTATCTGCCACTTTCCGTTGACAACCTCGATAGAATTTTTGATGTAAACATAATCTCCATTGGAAAGTCCATGAGGTGTTGTTGTGGTTACTGTGCATAATCCAAACTGAGTCCCTGTTATTCTAGGACCGCCTATAGAAGTTACGGTTAATACGTTCTGTGAGATGCTGAATGAGCCAGTTGCACCGCGACCTCCTGATGTTATTTCAACATCTATTTCTTCTCCCTCTGAAGCATTGTTACCATAAAAGGCAAAGTCCAAAAGATCGGGTGGAAGTCTTTGCTCCAATTGTTTTTCGGTCATACCCTCGGCAGGATAAAGCCATTTAGACTCGTAAGTATCCCAATCCTTAATGGTGTAGTCCCAGGTATAAAATTCGTTTTCTCTGTATCTTGTCCAAGCCTGAAGATCGATTAGTTTGGGTGCAACCTGTAAGACTTGCTTTTCAATCTTTCTTAGGATTGAGTTGTTGGCATCATAAACGTTGCATTGCACGTCGTAGATGCCCGTATAAGGAACAAAGTGAGCAAGTCTATAGAAATCCATTATGTAACCTCGATATGAGAAATAGTAAGGACTTCCTGCACTGCTTGCGCTTTTTGTGATGATCCATTCAATCTCGTTACAGTTTCCGAAATTAATGTTATTCCAAGTTAAAATAGAATTGAAATTAGTTGGTGTCGAACCGGTAAGTCCTAAACTATATGGTGAATACAGAGATTTCCAATTTACGTCCATCTCGTCCCACATCCATTGATCAACGTCATATTCAAAAACTATGGGCATTCCGACAGGATTCACCCATCTTTCTCCTGTGTCTGGATTGATATAAGCCTCCGGATCCCATTTGGAATCCATAAACTCGACTATCTGTCCATTCTGTTTAAGAGTATAGAATTCAGAGATAGCCTGAATCATTGCCAGGTTCTGGTCTCCCGTGTACTGTTGTCCGCTGTCTAAAGGAAGGATGGTATTGCCAAGATCAGAAATTGAAGCGTTGACAATATTGATCTGTCCATTAAGTACAACCGAATTTACATCCAGGTAATAATAGAGTGAGTTTTGTTCCTGTGGGTTAACATTCAGAATAATTTGTCCTCCTGTTGCTCCGTTAGAAATGATCCCAAGCGGGTCAACCTGTGTAAGAGAAGACTCAGTAGTAATGTAAAGCCCATAACCAGTAAGATTGGTAAATTCATATTCTTTACCACGGGTCAATTCTATTGTTGGATTGTTACCAGAAAAGCCACTAAATTTTAAAGCCCCGCCAGCAGAAGTTCCACCGGTAGATCCGGCTAGTGTTACATCAAATCCTCCAGTAGCACCATAATTCATCGGGATCTGGATAGATGACGTTGAATATCGTACACCGAAATTTCGTAGATCTTCAAGATATCCGAAATCTGGATTAACTATGAAATCAACATCATTTCCTAGGTTGATCTCAAAGCGGTCCATGACATCGGACCAGCTTTTAGTGTTATAAACGTTAAAATAGATTCCCTCTCCGGTAATATCGATTATTCTCGCATTAATCGGGAGGTACTTGTTTTTTAGAATTTGCTTAAGAGAGAAAAGTTTAACTAAAACTTCCTCCTGTGAAAATAAGAAAGAGTCATCAACTATCGGATAGCCGAATTCGTTTTCTGTATTGGTTACCTTATTCAGGTCATAGTATAGTCCGAATAAGGCTGTTTTCTTATACGTTCCGCTGGGAACGATAGTATCCTCATTTGCTACATCTAATCGATAAACTCCATCCTGATCCGGGCCATATGTTTGAACCATCCTAAACTTCCCTGAATTAGGGCTGTTTATGATTTCATCAATCATGAAAGAATTAGAGTATGGAAGCTTTTTAAGAGAGTCTAGATATTTCTGATTTTCAAGTACTGATACCCCAGGAGTTGTATTGGTCTTGTAATCTATGTTCAGCCAATATTCTTTGATCCTTAAGTCCTGATATCCAAAAAATCTTAGAGCATTGATCAGACCTTTATACGATCCGAGATATGGGAATATCTGCTCACCAGCCACCATAAGCTCCTTACGCTTCACGTTTAGCTCAACGTAGTTAGGCAAGGGTTCTGATGGGTCATGGTCTCTGAAAACCATAGTTTCATCCGCTGTTAGGGTTCTTCCCAGATTCTCTAGCAGGGTGGAAAATCTTTCATCCTCGCTTTCAATCTGTCCGTAGAAATTTATCTCCGCAATTTTTAGAGGAGCTGCTCCGGTCAAACCAACTATTTGCTCGATGATAAGCTGTCTCTCATAAACGTCTGCAGCTACGTTTGATGAATTGATAGCTGCACTAATTGTGATAGGGGCTTCAAGATTATAAGAGGTAACTGCAAATCCATCCGCCAAAGAATCGGTAGACTCAACGGGAATGGTATAGATGAGGTTGGGGTAATTGCTGATACTAGGATCACCGCCGATTGTAGGGTCGCTTTCCGTGATCTGATACGTGAAAATAATGTCTGTTACATCGACATTACCGTACGAGCTATTATTCCAGCGTGTTCTCCATTGGACAGGCTCAGAAGTTCCGGTTAATCCAGAGTGTGGATATCCAAAGATAGTATTACCTGAAGTGTCTTTGAATTCCTGGATGATAAAGATCTGCTCGTTCTCGAATAGACCTGCGCTGACATTGTCAAAGTAAATAAATCCAGTATAATAACCACCTGGTGCATCACGATAAGCGGTTTTAACAGTTACCGTTCTATCGGAACTAACGATCAGGTTACCATTGTATCTGGTAAAATTAAGGGTAGAGTAGTTAGCCGATATAGAAATAGAATCAACATAGATTTCAATGCTTTGTCCGCCTTGAACTTCTAAAACCACGGTGATGCTTGATCCGAAATTTAGCCACTCTTCAATCCGCTGAGACCAGGCCAGCACACTATAGCTATTTCTATCGAAATGGTTAATTTCAAAATATCCTGACCCTAGGGTAGAAAGATTAATCTGCCCGGGTGAGGACGATGAAAGACTGGTGATAAAATAGGACGAGTTGTCTACACTAGGGAATGATCCAGTAGGCCCGACGTATTCGAAATTTAAAGGGCTCCCGCTCTTATCAAAAAATCTTAAGTTTAAATTGACTGAATTCGACATTAGAACACCCTTTTGTTATTTCTTGGTACTGTATAATTAAAATAGTTTTTTATTTCCTTTACGCTTTCAATCACACCGAAAATAACACGATTAAAAGTAGCTAAGATCGAGTCCTTGACAGGATCTCTGAAGAAAACATTTGACATGCTTCTTTTTAGAATGACCTCTTTATAGTCGAATCCAGAATAAACACGGTCGTTGATGCTATTTTTGATATCGGTTAAATTCTCGTCTGGGAAGAATGCGTAATAACGTCTTTCTTCCTGTGTCTGTGTTAGCTGCTTAGAAATAGTTCTATACGTAGTAATATCTGAGCATGGCGCATATTTATATTGGCCGGTGCTGGAAACCAAAATAGTTCTTGCACCCGAACATCCCATGCTCTCCGACCTTGCCAATGCTACTGCTTCATCCGTGTACAGGTCCTCTTTATTAAAGGGCGAAGTTACAGATGACTGGAATTTAACACCAGTGGCATTGTAGGCTAATTCCGGATTGTCCGGAAGATATTGGCTATATTTGTTAACCATTGATGCTGTCGATTAATGCTCTTCTTTGAGCTATGTTTCTTTCTGCGTTATAGTTCATGGGAACAACGCCACGAATAGTAATATTCAGAGCACTAGGTTTTCCTGGAACGATACCTTCTTCATATTGGGTACCGTATCTGTCTGTCCATCCTCCGCGGATTACTATAAGTTCGTTTCTGCCAATTATGATATTCCCAAATTGATCAATACCAACAAGTGAACTTGGGGTATTACCAGCATTTAAAGCTTTGATTGCGTTTGCCTCGTTTTGATCGCCTAGGAAGCTGAAATCTACCGAATCAACTCCATCGATTGCTTCTATTAAAGCAATCATGTCAGATTTAGGAACTCTATCTCTTCTTTTCAAATTTATGAAGTATTCTGAAATACCTTGTCTAATTTTTGACTCGATGATATCAGGGTCATAGCCTTCGAAAATATCTATAACTGCAATTCCAACGTATTTAGAGATTGATGGCTGAACGATTTTTACCACTGTGGTCGCTATCATTTGTCCAGATTCTTCTAATAAGTTTAGAATAGCTAAACGCTGTTCCTTTGTTAGAAGGAATTCGTTAAGACCTATATTGAAATAGTCTTCATTGCTTTCCAGAGTTAAAGTCACATCAGGAACCAGAAAAAGATAAACAACGTTATCGTCATCTAAATATTGATCATCAAAAGTTGTAAATGCCTGAACTTGAGAAAATATACCTAAACGTTGGAGGTAGATTTCGTAGTTAGCGGTATTGGCAAAAACAAAAGCTCTACTGGTTTGAGGTGCAACAAGTCTCACCAATTGTATTGGCTCAGGATCAGTTCCGAAGCTCGGATCGATCGTTGACTGGATTAGCAGATAGTTATTCAAATTAACCTCTCTGCCAAATAAATCGCTGCCTTGGCTAACGAAAGTATAGGTTAATGGTTTGTCTTTGGTTGAAGCTATATTCCCAGCGAATCCTGATGTCTGAATGAAATCTACACGAATCACAGATCCAGGAGGAGGCGTAGCTCCGAAGTTAACGTTACCGAAGTAAACATCGATGCCCTCTGAAATTCCGGTTTTCACTAGGTATCCCTTTCCATTCAAAGGTATGTCATAGAGTGAATCATATCTCTTCCACTGCTCATTGTTGACATAAACGTCGATGTTGAATTGGTCGACGTAAATTCCAGATCTGGAAGGAACGTTATAGCTCCCTGTATTATGGTGCATCTCAACGATGTGTCAGCGGTTAAATTTATACGAGCATTCGGACCTGCTAGTCTCATTACGTATGTAAGTCCATTTTGCTCGTTTCTAATCCCAGTGTTATTTGTGATTAGAACCGCACCTCCACCAACATCTCCTTCTTTCCTATTCCATGAAATGGTTATTTCGCCCCTAGCAGCAGAAGCTCTTCCTGCATCATATCCAGCAATTCTTGCTAAAGATCTTATAGAATAGTCCCTAGTAGCTTGATTAATATTAAGTTCGGTGATTGAATCCTCGATAAAATACAAAATCAATTGTGAAAGATTCTGAATAACAAACAGGATTTGTCCCCAAGCGGATGCAACGGTGAAAATATTTCTTGTCTGGTTATAAGTCAGCTGCAAAAAATCGAATGATTGCCTGAGCAATCCGCCAATTAGGATATTATTTTTTCTAAAGATATTCATTACTTATGTGAATTTTAGTGAAACTACCGGACTTTCTCCCCCATTTACAGGAAGAAAAAAATCGAAATATGCAATATCCCTCTGTGTTCCCTGGTAGAATTCAATGTTATAGTATCCTCCAAGGTCAAAAAAGATCGGTACGTATGTGGTCAAGTGGAGATTTAGTTCGTTTCTAAGCCCATCTTCCGATAATTCAAGATCAAAAAGCATAGATTCTAAGTCCATACCAAATGATGCATCGCCCAAGACCTCACCTTTATTAGTGAGCAAACACATTTTTAACTGGCCGATACAAATTTCTACCGGATCAGTTACCTCTATAATATCTGATTTATACATGGGATCGTTAGGATCCCGGTTGTAAATTTCCCTCATGGCTACTTATATATCAGCCTATTGAGAGTGTGCAATTTTAGAAACATAAGCTATTTTATGGTTCTATTCCTTTTAGAATCATAAATCAGGGATTCAAAAGATAACCCAAGATTTATCTCTCTAGTATTCAATGTTGTCAAGTACACAGGGCATAAATATATGTTTCTATATTTATATGCCATAAACCTATTAATTTTTCAATTCCATTGCAGGAAATAGCTCGGGGTGTTCTCGTCATTTATCATCTGCATGACCTCTTGAACCTCTTCTTTACCCATACTAATTATACCTTGAGCATTAACTTTTACTCCGCCTGGAAGATTATAGTCAAACACCGAAAGCATGTTACCCAATGCTTCCTTGCTTTTTCCTATGCAGTATCTAACGAAAAGCTCGTCAGCATAAAGATCATCTTCGACGATTTTTACGAAACAAGAGATCGCTACATCAACACCGCCGGGATAATCACCATTAACTCCTGCACCATTAACCCCTCCGGTATTAACCCGGTTTGGATCTCTTCCCAGAATTGTTAGTTTTTTGGTGTTCTTGTTCCAGTTATAAGCGAATGTTTCAAGCAAATATGCTTTAGCCAAATCAAAATATGAATACATAACGGTACGGTAAACGAGGTTATCACCAACAAATGGTGATAAAAGCAATTCCGATCCTAAAAGTTTGGAATCGCCAAAATCTCGGTCAGGGTTTCCAGAAATCCCGCTACCATTGGTCTCTCTAACATCAAATATCGAAACTATATTGTCAGGAAGCTTAATCTGACGGGTAGCTCTAAAATTTGCATTTGCAAAAATAGATCTACCTAAAACTATGATTCTTTTCTCAACCGAGTACTGGTAATTGTCATAGAAATAATCCCGAGCCCTTTTGATTATTCTCTGGATTTCGGTTTGATTCAAATTGTACGGAAGAGAGCAAGAGTAAGACAAAGCGTCTTCAATTTCTCGGATTAATTCTAATTCTGTCATGTTAATAATTTAGATCTTTGAACTTCTGTATCTTTACAGGCTTAAGATTGTCGTCGCCAAACGATTTACTGGAAATGAATTGTCTGCTCTCGTCTTTCGTCTTAACAATTTTAGTTTTAGAACTGATTTCAGAGTATTCTGTAACGTTACCATTTCTTAAAACGCCGCCAACTAATTTACCTCCGATCTTTTTACCTTTGCTATCAACGTAACAATCGATACAGGTATTTGAGAATTCTATTGATGTGTCCTTAATTTTACTTTTCTCTACACGGTTGTTATTGAAAAGCTGACTTTCATTCAATTCTGAATTATTGATTTCAGAATAGAAAATCCTGCAATTATTGATGCTGCATCTTTTGAGCTTGCATTCCACTAGGTCAACATCAGAAATGATCATTCCATCCTTGAACTCACCCTCTTTAATCTGGAATTTTCCTATTGAAGTATCGTAATTGAAATATCCTCTCCTAAGTCCACCTTCCACGATCAAATCGAAAATTTTATCGCGGATCGTACTCCAAAGAGATTTGATGTTTTCGTCCCAGCCTTTCAGATCTACCATTATATGGATATCCGGATAGTTCATAAAGAATTGGTCGGGATTCGAAAAGCTTCTCACCACTTTCTTGTATTGGTTCATGATATTTTGAAGAACCTCCACATCTCTTTTTGTGTAGTTGGAATCACCTGCAAGAATTTTATATAGGTGCAAAACGATGTAATCAATAACCTTGACGATCGATGATCCTTTTTTCTCGTAATCTCTTCCGCCTAGATATCTAAATTCCAAATACCCATCTTTCAGCTTAGTGAAATTTACCCCGTAGTATTTTTCATTGGGTAACCTAAACATTGTAGGATCTATGCTTTGAATATTGTCGAGGATCATATACCTGTTTCTAGGCACGATCTTCTTGATGCTCTTAGCATAAACATTTCCGAATCTAGATCCGAACTTGTCATAGATAAGTCCTTCATCTAAAGACAAAACAAATTTGAGTTTGTCGACATGCTGGAGTGGTGTTCTAACATCCTTTCTCATCTCATCGTACGAAACGTTGAATTGGAAAGCACAGCGATCATTTGTGTAGCCATATTCTTTGATGATGGCCAGAATTTTATAAAGGACAGGAATAGCTTCTTGATAAGGCATAGGTCCAGTGATCAGTTCAACCATATCTGAACCGCCTGAATAATCAGCCTCTAACTTGAAGGTATTCCTGTCTACTGGAAGATCGGAATGATATTTCTCAGAAACTTGTACTTTTTTTCCTAATTCTTTCGATATGATTTCAGCTAACCTGCCTTTCATCATAGGTGAAAAGAATTCGAATTCGAACCCAATATTTGCCGAACTTAAAGCGTGAGCATCGTCGAAATAGTTTCCATTTTCCATTATAATGGTTCTGCGAATAGTTTTCCAGCAATCAAATCTACTTCGTAGATTTTAACCAGTAAGTCATCACCGGTTTTCTTGCTCTTCATGTCTTTACTGTATTTATCTTGAGGAACTAAAGCAAATGATCCAATTTCAGTAATTTCTACCAAACAACCGTTTCTTCTCTTGTGCTTAATCTTAGCATTGAAAATTTTCTCCTGTCCTGATTCGATTTCACTAGCGATCTCAGACAATCTAATATTTTTTTCCAATGGCTCGTTAAAAGAAAGGGTTAAACGATTCTTATCTTTAATTTCCTTGATGTAGAATTCAACTGTGTCGCCAGGTTGGAATTTTTCGATTTGCTGATCGTCTTCAAACTCTGTTTTATGAAGAAGACCTGTATAGATGTCTTCCCACTCAACGAATACTCCGAATTCAGAGGTTCCTGTAACCTGACCACTGTACTTTTTGGTAAGATCAAGATCTTGAATTTTAGAATCAATGATTCTGTTCAAATACTTCTTATATGAAACGACAAACATATCTTTCGCTTCAACATATCCTTCCATCATTACATGGATTTCTTTTCCGATGTAAGAATTGAAGTCAGTAATCTTATTGGCAGCTGCCAAAGAACCTGGCAAGAAGCATTTAATTCCAGATAGATCAACAATGTAACCTCCCTTATTGATAGATTCAATCTTAACACGATAAGCTGAACTTTGCTCTTTGATTTGTGAAAAGAGTTCGTGCTTCAAATTGCCTATGAGATTATCGATGACAGATCCATAGTAATTACCATTCACATTGCGAACGGTAGCCTGAATATTTTGTCCAATCCTGAAATCTAGACCACCGATTTCCAATCTTGCAGCATCTTTCTGCTCCTTAACTAAATCAATAAAAATTGATTGTCCAGTTCCTGTTTGTGCAATCACAAACTTTTGATTGATGCTAACTACCTGGCACTCGTAAGTTTCACCATCTGAAAGATCCTTCGCCAGAGAAATGGTTGAATTTTCTGGACTGAAATTTCCAAGATAAACGGATAGTAAAGATTTTGCGTAAGCTTCATGGGAATAAACTTTTATCCCCTTAGGTGTGTAGATTCCAGTGTTTCTTGTGTAACGGCCTGTTGAATTCCAATCGAATTCTGTTAAATTTGCGTTTTCAATTTCGTTCATTTTATTAGGATTGTACCTGCCCTTATATATCAACGGACAAAGCTAATCCTAAAATATCCCCGGAACCACAGCAACTATCGGAGAAGCCGGTGTTGCACCGGAGTAAATGAACTTCAGAGTGAGAAGATGCTTGGCCAAAACCACAGCCAATGCTTTCGAAATTGCAGTGGCCGAAAGTATCCCTGTCGGGTCATCTTTAAATTTTGAATCTAGACCCAAATTGAAAGATCTTCTTATACCATCTGCTAGAACAGAGGGATTACCAGGATATAGAATAGTATATGTTCCTGGTGTGTTTAGAGTTGCAGGAGGAATTGGCGGGAGCGATGAAAACACGATAGGACCGGAAGTAATCCAAAAAGCGATTATGGCAGCTGCCAGATCATCATAAGGATCTTTTTCTTTCTTCTCGTCCTGTTTAGCCTTCCTATTCTCCTCAGCAGCGGATTCTTCGAAATATCGTTTTTGAAGTTCAGCATAAACGACTTTTTCCTTATTAAATAATTCCTCTCTGAATTTCTGTCCCATTACTCCAAAACCTCTCTTCTTCAAGACCTCTTCCAATTTTGCTGGATCAGTTTCTAAAACAAATTCGGAACCTCCCTCTTTTAACTCATAGAACCTGAATTTAACCTGCTGGCTTGATTTCAGATAATCCTTAAATTCCTGTTCCTGCTCTTCGGAAAGAGATGATCCGGAAGGTATATCCTCTTCTGGGGCAGGCTTGAAATTTGGATCCTGCGATTTTTCTTCAGCTGTGGGTGAAGTTGATTTGCTCAATTTTTCGAAAACCGCACCAAAAGCAACCTTCAGTGCTTCCTCACCAGGTGCTGAGCTAAATAAATTTCCGGTTGGCGTCTGAGAAGTTTTGAGAGAATTAATGTAGATCGTGGCTATTTTACTTCCAGTCTCTTGAGCTCCGCTACTTTTCTTAGATGAGAGAAATTGGCTTAACTCCGTGATAAAATTTGCCCAGATTACTGCCATTTTAAAGGGTTTTAGAAACCTGACTGAGCAAGACGTCAGTCATAGGAACAGTTGGTGGTGCGGAAGGACCTGCTGGTGTAGCATGAACATGTGAATTGAAGAATGTTAGGAAGGAATCTCCCTTCACCAAAGCTTCAATAGCATTTTTCCCCAATTCGATATTTGAAGAATCAACAATTACTTTATCCCCGTCCATCACTATTTCATTTTGCTTTATCTTGATCACAACCTTTAAATCCTGCCCGTCGTATGACAGGTGGAATTTGGATTCACCGAGTTCGATAAGCAATCCATTATCTGTCTGGTAAATTAATTTAAGAGGACCGGGAACTGCTTCGGTGTCATAAATAATAGAATGAGCTCCAAAATAAGATTCGCCATTTTCACTCTTCATGAATGCTTCAACTAAAGTAGGGTCGGTATCCCAGGTCGAAGTGAAATAAGGAACATACCAGTTACCATCGTCGAACTGAACACTCACAAGAGATCCTATTTTAGGGATTGATATCATCCCTCCTCCATCCTTGGAACCAAAGCTTACCACTGAACTCTGATTTGCCCAAGGTAAATCTTCGTCAGGTATATCGTCAAAAACCCCTCTTACCCGAATTCTTGCTCTTCCTGTTCGTGTTGGATCGTTGTTATCAACGACTATACCAAGTAGGACGGTGTCAAATGCCATTAATCTTCGTCAATTCCGTTTATGTCTCCGAGACTGAAATTATATCCGTCAGCCGGCTTAAGGTTCCCTAAAGATTGGGTATCAGGTTGGAAGTCTTCGGCTAATTTCGAATAAACCATACCAAGGTTTTTTGAATTGTAGTCAGGAGGCTGCGGACCATAAAGATTTCCCGCAGGGGTATCGAATCGGCTGTTGGATTCAGCCTCTCTGTAAACTCTCTCCTTTATACCAGAAGATTGCAAAGGTGATTCCTCATAGATTGCACCAAATTGTGGTGATCTCAGATTCTGATCCTGCGCAGGATAAACCTTTCCGCCATCGAAATCGTAATTTCTATCAGGTACACCTAGATCGCTTCCCGGTGATTTTTGGTATACATCGGTGTTATCTAATGTGTATCTTCTGTCAGGTACCCCTAGATCTGATCCGGGTACTCTCGTATAAACATCACCTTCTGGCTGGCTATAAACTCTATCAGGCACTCCTAAGCTTTCACCAGGATTGGTTGGATAAAAATCGCCCTCTGGTTCTGGGTATATGCGGTCAGGAACACCTAAACTGCTTCCAGGAGAATCGGGATAAAAATCATCAAGAGGAGATGGATAAATCCTTTGTGGGCCGCCAAGATCTGATCCTGGTACATTAGCGTAAACGTCAGCTTCCACGGATGGATAAGATCTTTGAGGTACCCCCAGGTCGCCACCAGGAACATTTGGATAGGCATCTCCTTTAGGTTGCTGATATATGCGGTTGGGTACGCCTAGATCATTCCCAGGAACTCCTGAATAACTATCACCTTCTGGATTCGCATATGCTCTTTGAGGCGGACCTCCTAGTCCAGAAGTCTGGGGATTTGGTAATTTAGATTCATTTCTTATTAATCCGCGAAGGTCCAATCCATTGTTGAACTGCTGAGCGAGATCTGTGATGTTATCAAAACTTGGGTTTGATAAGGCAGCTCCTGGGGCAAAACTGTAAACGTTACCCAAAAGGAACCTATCAACACCACCTAAGATATTTGATAGTCGGCTAACCTGGGTGTTGACAAAATTATTTATTGAATTACCAACAAAATTGGTTAAAGCATTTTGTCCCTGTATTAAAAGTCCATCCAGGAAAGAACCCTCTTTATTAAGAGCGTCTGTCTCTCTATTTACTTTTTTGACACTAGAAGAAGCAAGTTCGAAGTTGTCCGCAACAATCAAGAAATTTCCGTCATCCCTAATGTTCGGAGCCTGAATTTTAGTTCTTATTTTTCCAACATGAACGATAAAGGATGCTGTTTCCGGGGTGGCTTGTCCAGAACCATTATCCATTGTATTTTTTATCGGAGTTGTTGAATCAAAATCAAATTCACATTGCCCACATTCAAAAATTATGTATGGGGTAACGCCGGATTGTTCAGTTTGATTACCGAAGTTAGACAATGCCTGGAAATCACTCTGAAGACCACTTTTATTAAGTATTCCAGAAACTAAAGAATTCTGGGCAGCGTTCGGTGTGCTTCCTTCACCAAGTGAGTTTCCGGGATTCATCCCGTTTGTCAATAAATTGGTGGTAGCTCCTAAAGCTTGTGCTGAAGCTGATAGCGCACTGAGTCTACTAGTTTTATTAAGGTTTCGGATTTCCGAAACATAGATAAACATTTTGAATTTTCTTAGGTTGCGTGGTACCACCTCTCTCATATAATCGAAGTCGAAGGTAGACTGCCTGTATAATTCAGCAAGTGTAGAAACCCTAAGATTTAAAGATTCCAAACACGAAAAAGTTAGAAACTTGCCAGAAGTTCTGTGTGAATTGAATCCAATCTCCGCATTTGCTGCACCATTATAGCCGGTTTTAGCAACACTTGCTAATTTATCAAGTCCTTGAATACTCTGGAAAAACCAAGGTGATTCGTTATTGATTTGTTTGAGAAGATTTTTAAATTGATTCAGGGCATCAGCTCTTTTTCCACCCTGTCCGTTGTTATATCCATCCTCTCTTTGTACAAGATAAGATTGGGCAGAATGAAAATCTATATTATTTCCTCTGAAATTATATTCATTTAATCCAAATGGATTCGTACCGGCCATACTTCCATTCGCAGAGGTTCCGTATGCGCTATCCTTAAATAAAGGGCTAGGGGGTAACCCGTCATCTGCTCCAATCGGAAGAGCTCCTTCGAAATCAAATATAATTTTGAATCCAAGATAGGTTGGATCCTCGTATCCTCCCTGCGGTGTATTTTTGAACCCGCTTAGAAAATTCAACCTATTTTGTGATGTTGCCATAGCTGATATTATTAATATTCAATAGGAGAAACCTTGGGAAGAGACCCTGCAGTATTGAGATCCCAAACCCTTTTACATAGATTCAGAATTTGTCTCAATCCCTGTCCAGGCGTGAAAACAACTTCGTAACCCATAAGGACATAATTTCCGCTAAGAAACACATCTATTATCGGGGTTTGCTGAGTCGTTTTCTGTCCTCCCTTTGCTTTTCCTGTATTTTCTCTTTTAAGGCCATCCTCGAAAGTGTATATTTCTACCGGAATGACCTGCCCTTTATATATTGACGGTAGATAACCGGACAGTTCTACCCTGAGTATGAACTTAGTCGCATCCAATAGATTCATAGGATTCTGCACCTGTGCATGAAAAAAATTGGCATGTGTACTTCCGACCGGACCCTTATTCAAAACACCGAGCCATCTTTTTCTAATCTCGTCCTTGTAGATATTCTCCGCTCCCCTTCCCTTCTGCAATTGCTGGCCGTCTTCTACGTTATGGATAGTGGTGGATTCAATCTGGTATTCAATAAATCTTTCGTCGATATTTTCTACGTCTTCCTCATTCTGATCATAATAGATTATGTCTTGGATATAACCTGTTAGATTGGTATGCTGGCCAGCGTTTGATATGAGAGTATATGTTCTGATCTTGAAAGGAAAATCATCAAATCCAGGGGAATTCGTAAGCAGTAATGAATATTCTTGTGCATTGGATGAAACGCCAGGGGATTGAGTTTCTGGAAGAGATTTGTTCTGCCCTGCTACAACCATGATTGTGTCAACCACCGTATCAATCTTATTAAAAGAAGGGGCAAGATTTACAAAATTCAAATTATAATATGGGTCAATCCAATAGTCGAAAAAAGATTCATCATCTTTATAAGCATGGCGGATCACACTATTTAGAAACTCCCAACGTGAAATATTTGGTGCAATCCACGTCATCGAGTCTGTCATTTCAGTATCATTGGTAGAAAATCCGAGTTCTAATTCTTGTGACACCTCAAAAATAGTGTTATATGAAGTATGAGCTGGGAATGACTTACAGAGCGTAGAGTAAAATCTGGGTATTCTCGTTTCACCCATAATAGAAAATGTCATTTCCAGACCTTCCTGAAATCGAGGATCATTACCCTTTGGACGGCTAGAACTCTTAACAGTTAAAACGTTGAAATCCATCCTGATCGGTTTGTAAATGTTGCCAGGGGAGGAAAGAAAAACCGAAACTATATCACCGTCCTTTGGATAAGCCATTCCAAGGAAAAGTGAAGTTGTCATTTTATATTCGAGCCTAACAACAGGTATTCTCTCGTTAAGATCCAATTGAAAATAAGTCAATCCGGGATTTAAAGGAAGACCGTTTATGACTACCCATGGTGCAAATATACCAATTGAATTTGAGTCAGTATTTTTGAGTCCCCTATCGAGAACCTCCTGCCCAGCACTTCTATTCGAAATTATTATTTCGTCGAGTTTGATCGTAGGATTTGCAAAGGATGAAATCTTATAGTCAGCCATTTATTAGATCAATGCTTGTTGGTTAGCCCCACCACCAGAATCTCTTCCGAGGAATATTGCACCGCTTTCTACAGTTACTGGGGTTTGTCCAGGCTGAAGTACATTCGGAGGCAAAGCCATTGCAGTGGGAGATTTTGATTTATTCTGTGTTTCAATAAAAGCTTTTCTAGAGGTTGAAACCTCGAAAACTTTATTTTGTTGGATCTTTCTAAAGTTGTTAGCGTTATTTGGAATATCTTTTTTGTTTTGGTCCCGCTCATTTTTCTTTTGAAAAGAGTAATCGATATCACCAGCATTTGGTACAAGAAGTAAAAATCTTGTGTCAATAGCAAATGGGTTTGAAATTGAATTTACCTTTAGAAGTGATCCAAGCTTAGAAATATCCCCCATGGTATCTCTGGCGATCAGATCTGGTCTCATTCTATAATCATCAGGTACCAAATAGGTGTCTGTAAAACGAAGTGTAACGTTCTCGAACGTCATCGAACCGATAGTGAGATCATAAATACCATCAGCCTCCCTCTGCTCTCCCTGATTAGGGTTGAAAATTCTTTTTCCCTTCTGTAAAGTATCAATTCGTAGCATATCTGTTTATTTAATTTCCGGAAGTGTTTGTCTGATAATCCGTGCGTCCAGTTAGTGAATTTATCTGGCCCTTCCTGTCTATTGGTGATCCACCCTCTGTTGTCGTAATAGAACCTGCAGAAACATTCTGTGATTGAGTTCTAACAGTAGCCTGATAAAGTCTTCCGTCACCTCTATTGAAGATTGATTCTATTTCACCTCTTTCTCTAGGTCTGGCATGCTTCATCGTGAATTTAGCATTGATCTCTGTTGGGAAATCGTCCGGACCGAGAGTATCGCCAAATGTTATTTCGACCCCTGTGCAAATAAGATTTCCTATCATTGCTATTGGGTTCATGGGGTTTCCTATTGTCAAATGCCATTCACCGATCGGTGCACCTGTCAATAACGATTGTGGTAATTGCACCTTAGATGCAAAATTGTTACCCTGGTCATAGTTGACTATAGAAAATGCTCCTCGTTCCGCCACTCCGCCACCCAACCCGTTATTATCGGTTTTGAGTTTTGCTATTAGCTGTGAAATTTTCTCTTTGTTATTTTCTAAACTTACCTTCAGATCTCCAGCAGCTGTTCCAGTTACGGATTCGTTGAAATTCTTAATAAATTTATCAAAGAAAGCTTTTGGATTTCTATAAAATTCCTCTAATCCGGCATCTCCACCAGGGAATCCAACAGCAGGGAATTCTGAATTATATCTCGTAAATGGGGTAATGAAATTTCCATAGTTAGTACCCATTGAAAGAATATTACCCATGATATCAAGAAGTGCAGCTTTAGTATTAACATTCCCAACAGAGGTTAATTCATAGGAAACATTAATATTTAAACCCTCCCAGGTGAAATCTAGTCCAGTGTCTCTAACATACGTACTTGTTACTACATCCAATGGAGTAAAAATATTAAATCCAGACAGCGGTCCAGGTTCCGACTGAGAACCAACCAGCTTATTCAGTAATTGGTAATTTATTCTGGGCGCAATAGTTTCTTTGAAAGCTTGATCCGTGCTCGAGCCCAAAATAACGTCTAAAAGATCCAGAATCGGAGTTTGAGCAGGGTCATAAGTTGGGACTACCTTTTGAACTGCGTCGGTAAAAGCCTGTATCTGAACAAGATCTTGGAAAAATCCTTTGCTAAAAGCATTTTGCTCAACCGTTGTGTTTTGAGTTTTTGGTGTAAACTTCAGGCCGGTAGAGAATTTTAATAAATCGCTCAGCTTATTTCCAGTGTTACCTCCAACCCAAGTCACTATCTGGGAAACTGGAACTCCCGTTCCCTGCTCATAAAGCTTGGGATTATCTTTGACAAATCTCGGGAGACTTAAATTGTCATTCATCGGAGTTGGATATCTCCTCAGAGTGACCATGTAATTATTAGGAATCATGCCATAATATTTACAGTAAAGAAAGTCTTTCCAATAATATGGAGCTGATCTTCCGCCTATAATTGAGTTATTAATTCCCCTTCCAGTAGGATTGCCTCCAACAGATCTCTGAATTAACTGATCAGCTTGCCTTACTAAACTTGCTGCCGTTGGATTTCTTGATTCTAGAGAAGAGATTTTCTTATTGTTATCAGCACTTTCTGAATTACTATAGGTATTTTGAATTACCTGATTGTTACCCCTGCTGCCGTCAAAAGCATAAAATAAAAATGCACCAGTCGCAATAGGTGAATCTATTTTTGCCCCGTCGTAGAATAAAGACTTCGGGTTGTATTTCTTGAATGGGTTATCCGCTCCCAGATTCGAAGCGGCATCGATAAGAGTTTTGGTTGATTTTGTCTTTAGCTCAGATTCAGTCCCCTGCGATTGAATGATTCCATTCTGCTGGGTTGCTGTATAATTACCTGACGAAGCTGGTGTAATTTTTCCGGTAGCCATTCAATATGATTGATTTACTCGAGTAAATCTATCTCATAATCAATTTCTACGAAACCATCCAGAAAGAATTGTAGTCCTTCCATGAATCCGTCACTCATTTCTTTATTGATCACAAGTATATCTTTACTCTTCGTATTATATATTCCTTGTTGGATTTTCTTCATTACAGAAAAATTGATCACGAATTCACTTTCAGGAGTTAAATCACAAACGCTATAACCCAGATCTCGAATGATCTTCGAGATGTCTACAATGTACAGTTCTCGGCTACCAAGCCTTTTTTTAGCTTCTTTCAGATTCTGTTCTGTTACAAAAAACGTCAATCTTACGGAATTAGTTAGCATTTATTGAGGTTGATCTTCACCATTTTCCATTTGATTTAGGAAATCAAATGATGAAACGTCGAGTCTGAACTCTTCTTCTTTGTGCGATTCTTTCCTTGCATTTATTTCGCTCATGAGTCTTTCCCTCTCTCTGATCTCTTCCTGCTTCTTCAGATCCCATCGTTGGTCCTCTAAATGCCTTTGGTGTATCATGCTTCCAGCCTGGTTAGATCTACCAAGTCGTTCAGCAAAATTCTTGAATGAGTTATCTTGCGATAGGAATCCCATTTTTTTTGCTGCTTGTCTTCTTTCTTTTCGTGATAAACTCATGACTATGCGGTTTTGTCTTCTTTATTAGTGGATATCAATTCCCATCACGTATTTAAATAGCTTGATGAAAAGTCCAGGGATAAAAATATCTTTCACCTTAACAACATCATTAGCCGGGATTAGGATGAACTCCTGCTGTGCCTCTGATTCGGATCCATCTCCTGTTGCTTCACCTCTTTTAACACCAGTTACGTCTACAGCGAAGCATGGCTGTTCGTGATCCACCAGTTTGGATGAAAAGACATTGCCCATGTAAAACCAGCGATCAGAATCGGTTACGTCATATCCGGATTCCTCCTTCAATTCTCTCATGGCTGTAGTTAAATAATCTCCGTCCGAAGGATCTTTCGTTCCTGTGATTAACGAAATAGTCTGCCCGCCCTCTCTAAATGGGTTGGGCTCTTTGATAACTCCGATCATCAGCGGAAGTCCTTTATCATCTCTAACGAATGGCATGATAACAACATTGTCAAATAGAACTTGAATTCCTTCTTTTCCATCTCTTTCGACCACATTGAAGCCACGATATTTTCCTAAAATATTCTCCATTTTATTCGGTTTCTGTTAAGGGTTTTTTGAATTTAGCAGGCAATGTATTTTTTTCTACTATTACCTTATTGTAATAATTCTTCTTGATAGAATCAGCAAGACTTTTCTTGATATCGTCAATCTCGATACCATTAATTATGAAATCAATAACATCGTCCTCCGCACCTTCGAATGAATCTATTAAAACGTTATAAAGATCGCGGGAAGGAAGATTAATCTTCAACTTGATGTTGACATCAACCAGGTTTTTCTTTTGCTTAGCAAGAAGCTTGTAAATGGGTGAGTCGGAATTTATGTTATTCTGATCTGCATATGAAATCGATTGGACAGAAGTTTCTACCCTTGATTTATTTTGCTGACTTGGTATCGGTAGTGGCTGTGTAAGCTGAGGAGCCTGATTTTGAGCTGACTCGAAGATAACATCAGATGGAGCTTTAGGGAACATCGCCATATATTCGTCCATGAGATCGACGTTTATCCGATTTCCGCCTTGGAAAACAATAAATTTAGGACCATTTGGGTCATTGGCAGATACTTTGACGAACCTTTCTGTGTTACCGGTATTATCGCCCTTGATCCAAGTAAAATCAAATGCAGAAAATTTTTCGTGCAATTCTTCGGGACTTAATTCGCTATAATTACTCATTTTTGAAATTGGTTTCTTAATTTCACTTTTAAACAGTCTTTTCAATTTTCCGAACATATGAATATCCGTGATTAAAATTGTTCATAATCCATTCCGTTTAACATATCGATCCAACCCTGTAGATCTTTCAGAAGTATCCAAGAGCTCTTTCCTTTAGCTTTTTTCCTTGTATCATACTTGAAATACTCTACTGTTTCGGAAAGAAATTCTTCTTCCTTACCTAGCCTATGGAATTCATGGACGGTAAAGCCTTTTTTGGCTTTAAACCTAATGGTTTCGTCTATTTTTAGAATCTCGTTATCCATAGATGAACAGTTATAGACTCGAGAAGGAAAATTAGTTTCGACTTAATTAGCTGCTTTCGTTACGTCTTCAGCTAGGTCGGAATCAAATTTGTACCAAGTCCCTTTGCTTTTTCTCAAGAAAGCCTTAATTCTGGATGTTCCCCAGACAATTGCACCTGCTGGATCTCCCATTTGTCTGATCCATGGTCTAACAGACTGCGGAGCATTTCTAAAAGCTTGCATCCCTCTAGAATGTACTTTCTTCAGGATTCTCTTAAGAGTTGATACTGGTACGGTCTTACCGCGAACGACCTTTTTCGAATAGTCTTCAGCATACTTTTGGATGGTTGCGTCCAGATTTGATGCCGCCTCATCTAAAGATTCAACGTCTTCTAACGACTCATCCATTTCCATCCAGTACCCAAATTCATCAAGTGATAATATATTGTTCTCCTTCAGCTCCTTATTAAAGAAGGTTGAATACTTGTCCAATATCTTCTTCACACAGTTGGTCACGCTCATATCTGGATAGCAATCTTCTATGATATCCAATATTTTCTTTTTAACAGAGGAAACCTCTTTTTGTGTTTCTTTCTGGCTTTTTTCGTAATCCTTACTTAGTGCACGGACCAAAGTGGTAAAAACCTCTTTCTGGTAGGTGCTCAAATCGAGATCTTCGTAAGCGTATTTGGATTTGCCCTTGTGGGATCCGCCTGGTAGACTTTTAATTCCGTACATATTATTTATAATGTTGGTATATTTCAGATTTTGCTTTCTTGTAAAGCTCGTCAGCAGTTTTTTCTCCTATGTATTTAGAGACAAGATTTTTGAATCTATAAATCTCTTCGTCTTTTTGATCGAGATTTGATCTATGGAAATTTGGTAAATTAACAAGTTTTTTCAGAGATGCGAGTTGCTCCTCGTAATACGATCTGATATTCCCAATCGATTCATCATCCTGAGTTTTGCCCAAAGCAGCAGTGATTAATGAGCTAATCAAATTTTGGCGATCAGAGATCTTCTTGACATCATTAATCTCGTAATTCATGTCATCAATTCTGAAACCCCATTTTAACTTCGGCTTGATGCAAATACTGATTGCAGGGTATTTTTCATTAGGTGCAGAAAAAATATCTAACTTTTTCATGAGCCTATTTTCTTCGTCGTAGTCAACCTCAGCCTCCATTCCGTTATCCAATCCAATTAGGTGGATTCCGTTTTCTAATTTCTGGTGAGAATTAGTTTTCAGTGAATTCAGTCCGCAAAGATCTAAAAATAGCAAAACCTCGTCGGTTGGATTAAAATCATCCTCTTCTTCGGTGTCATCTAGAATCTCTTTCAGATCTAAAATGTTTTCCCTATTAGCTTCATTTCTCATCCATGTACTCCATGGATTCATTTTCAGCATTTGTAAATTTCCCGGGTTGTCTGTGGCTATTTCGTAAGAAGACCGTGCTATTGGGAAATCGAGAACCATCTCTCCCTTTTTATTCCAGCAATTCAAATGATCTTTCTCACCCGAAGTGACCAGGTGTAAGCAAGGGAAAAAGTCTGGCTGCTCCTCTCCGGTTAAACAAGGCAGGAGGATTTCTTCGTCTTCCCAGCTGAAACCTTCATTTATTCTATATTGATCGTATCTGAGTAAATTCATTTTAGTCCTTACCAAATGTGATTTCGATATAAAATTTTCCAGAATCGTTTGCCTTTTTCATATCGATCGTAATCGATGATGGATATGTCGGTATTAGATAATCTCCCTTGGTGATCTTGATCTGATCTTCGGGTATGTTAACACCGGGTTTAAGCTCGATCTCTTCAATAATTGATTCATTGGGATAATCATCCATTTCGAATCTTATCTCCATCTCAGAGATAGAAAAATCGATATCATAGATACCGTTTTTATCAATTTTTACACTAGATTTATAAGTGACATTAACCGAAGCAGTGTCGAGATTTTTTAATTCCTCTGGAGGATTCACCACGGTGGTATCAGTAAAGTCCAACTCGTATCTGAATTCATAATCTTCTCTCGAGCCCGAGCTACTGGAGAAATTATTGAAATCATATATTCTTGCCATATATCTTATTTTTTTCTATATATCCGAGTATCGTTGCCTATGAATAATTTCCATAAATATATAGTATGATTTACTACTGGGGTTTAAAAATAATTTGTCTGAGTAAATGAAAAGATTAAGCCCGTATTGGTTTCTACAGGAACCGCTCGATCCGGAACATAAGTATTATGTGCTGATGGATTTTCTTCAAGAGTTAAGAATAGAACTGAATGAAAGAAGTACAAGAAAAAGTGCGAGAGAGATTTTTCTCCGCCTTGATGACTTGAAAAATTTCAGGACGAACAGAAGCTTATCTCCTGAAAGGATTGAAAAAATAACTAAAAAAGAAGAAAACACAAAAACAAAATTTTTTGAGCAAGAGGATTTAGATCAAAAATTGGCTTTGGTAGATCGTATCGTAGCTGATTCTGAAGATATTTTGTATGGATTCGGAGAAGAAATGCTTAATATCTTGAAAAATTTAGAAAAGTTAGTAGAAGTGAAGGAATTTGTCCCAGCAGTAGATCAAAAAAATTCAGGTAATTCATTTTCTCTTCTATTGATCAGATCTAAGAAAACAAATCGTATCCACGCTTACCTCATGAAAGAAAGCATAATCAACCAGGATGGTCATTCACTGTCAGGTGTAATCATGAAGAAGGTACAGATGGAATATGATTATAAATTCTCTTCGGATTATGAATTTATAATCCACGAGGTCCTAGACAGGATCAAATCAAAATTATATACGCCAAGAGTCTTTATCGCCGAGATTGATGCAGATATAGATTCTAACGAAGAATTAGTTAAAATAGCAAAGGAAAAAGCAATAAACCTATTCTAAAAAAAATCCCCTCTTTCGAGGGGATTTTTTATTTGTATTCTGGTTTAAGGTTTGTTGGTTCGGAAGCAACCTGTCTCTTTGGCTTTCTGGGATCATGTCCCCATATAAGCATGGATTTCATCCAATCGGTGTATTCACCATTTTTTTCAAAATGCGGGTCTCTCGTAGTGGGCTTCATCCCACTCATTCTTGAGTTAAAAGAAACTTGTCTTCTAGCCCACTCCCAATCGTTAGGACTCCAATTATCCAAAGCAGATCTCCAACTTCCACCGTTAGGTATCATTCTAACTAAAGCACGGGCTGAATCTCTTCCAGTCTTAATCCCGCCTTCTTTCTTTGCCTCTTTTCTGGATAGTCCAGCTTCCTTGCCCTGATCTGAATTTAGGAATTTCTCAATTTCATTTGCAGACATATTGATCCATGATCTCCACTGAGACCAAATTCTAAAACTTGGGTTTGATTTAGGATCAGACTTACTTTCGTTAATTGAAAAGTCTGAAAAGGATCTTAGATTCTGCATGATTATGATTATTCGAAATCGTTGAAACTAGAGATGCGAGATTCTTTCACAGATTCGCTGGTATCCATATTGAACACAGATCCATTGATTCCAATATCACCACCGATACCGTTAACGTACTGACGATCTCCATGAGAATTGTAACCTGGTACATCAATGCCAGAGGTATTATTGAATGCTGCATTTGCATATCCAACATAATCGTACTGTGGCTGACGCTGGATGCGGTGCAAGCCTGTTCTATCGCTCGAATCTGGTTGATTTTCTGGAGCTAATGGCTTGTACTTATCATCGTGCACTTTTCCGAGGAACTGTTTGAAATCTAGAACCTCTCTTTTAGAAACATCTGTTATATTCATTGTTTTTCTTATTTATTAAAATTAAATCCTGTCATCATCGAATTTACCAGGGATTCAGCTTCCTTCTTTGAAGGTTTTTCGTTAGGTTTTTTGGTCTTAACGAATTCTTCAATTTCGCTTCTGATTCCTGAATCGGTAGAACTAAATGGTTTAGCTGCCGTGGATTCGCCTCCAATCAGAGGAGAGATTAAAGATACAACCGACTCAGCAAATTTCTTTTGGAATCCTGGGTCTGTGAAGTATTCCTCCATTGCTTCTTTGATTGTTCCGTATAGAAATCCAGTTGTGTCAAGACCCCAGCTTTCTGCCATTCCGTTTAATCCTTCGGATAAAAGAAAACCTTGGAAAGATTTAGCGAGTTTTGGTGCCCAATAATTGGCATCCTTTCTTCCAGCAACGATATCGTAGTAATCTGCGATTTCAATTTCTTCAACAACTTCTTGTACGATTCTGCTAAACTTGCTTTTTTCTTTAATACCAAGTTTATCAAGAAGAAGAGCTGTAACTTTTTGCTTGAGCTGACGCTGGAGAGCATCACCTCCGATGTCAACCAGACCAGAGAAGAAATCTACTAGGTCGTTTTCGTTGGTTGAATGATCTTCGGGAGTGAAATTCTCGAGGGTCAGAATATATTTTGGATTCAATTCCATACAGGGATTATTTTACCCTATATATCCCTGCGGTCAATGAAATCGCCTACAACTTTGTATCTATACTGGATTGCATCCTGCTTGATTTGCGGATTTTTCAAAGCCTCTTTCTTCCTTTCCACTATTTCAGCTGGAAGAATTGGACCGAATGTGTCTTTTAGTATCTTTTTATTCTTCCTCCATTCAAAAGGAAGATTCAATGCAAATCTGATTATTTCGTGGTCGAGGAATGGATTTCTGAGCTCTATTGTGTGAGCCATAGACATCTTATCCAATCTAGGAAGATGGTAGTAACTTAGCTCATCAAAAATATCCGATGACTGGGAATCGTATTCATCAATCCTTCGATATCCTCCAAATAATTCATCAGAACCATCGCCGGAAATTACTACCCGGAAATTACTGTTCTTTTTAATTGAATCAAATAGGTAAAATTGAGGGATTACAGAACCAAGATCTATAGGCGATTCATTCCATTTATCATAAATGAAACGATGATCGTCTTCCATAGAATAGGTAAGATAAAAAGGATTGGCGTCGAATTTTTCAGCCAGCAGCTTGACATACTCGGTCTCTCCGTTTTCAATACTGAACCACTGGCTATTAATATTCTGGTGGTGCATGATTCCAGCAATAATAGCAGAATCCAATCCTCCACTAACCAACAGAGAGGTTGGATACTTAGAAACTAATGCTCTTCTAGAAACGCTTCTGAACATAGCAGTCCAAAGCCATTCCATGTGAGCTTCGTAATCAGATCCGGCTAAATCAGAAATCGGGTGATTGAAGTTGTAGTATTTGCTGAACGTGGTAACAAAGTCGGCTGCTGCAAGGTTCCAATGATAGATGGTGTTCGGCTTGAGTCGTTCAACATTTTCCCAAGTTGTGTTGCTATCCGTATTATAGCCGAATTTTAGAACGGTGCTGATGAAGTGTTGATTCAGTTTGGAATCTGCTGTTCTAACACCTTTTATCTCAGAGGAAAGTTCTCCTTGTTTGTTCCTGTATAATTGTTTCTTCCCGAGAGGATCTGTGAAAGCAATAATATCTTTAGTGTTTGTATCAATTATTGCTATAGACCAGAATCCGTCCCATGTCAGGATATGAGGTAAAAAATTGGCGGTAAATAGTTGGATATTATCACCCCTCCATCCTCTGAAGAGATCAACCAAATATTCTGTGTCTGATGAATAAAGGCTCGTATCATAGTTAAAAATTTCTCCATTAAAAAGTAAATAAACATTTTCTTGTATTTCGATTGGCTGCTGCCAAGAGTCTCCGTCATAGGTTTGGATAGGTAGTCGGTGATGGGTTAGATAAACCCCGTTGCTTTCGATGGTTAGATGCTCAGTCCCTCTGTGAGAGATTGACATTATTCTTTTCTCAGAATTATCTAAACTAATTAATATTCCACACATTTTTGATTTCCTCCAATCTTGATTTTACCTGCTCGTCAAAAGTATTTTCGATCTCTTTAATATCTATATGTGCACTATCCCCTTTCAGTTTCCCTAAAAATGAATTAAAAAGCAAATGTTCTTTCTCCCTCTCCTGCTCTCTTCTGTCCCAGAAATCTTTATTGCGGGATGTCTGATCCGGGTTTTTACCTTTTACCCAAAGGATCTTAACATTATCGAATAGTCCATCCTTGATTACGAGATTGAGTTCCTCCAGAGCTCTCTGTTCCGAAATTCTTCCGGAGAGAACTGCCCAGACAAAAACCGTGATGATTCCTCTGTCGCATATCATTTCTTCGATAAACCCTTTCTTATTCAGATCTAACAGCATGATCTCTTTACCCAATGCAAAATCATGGGTTTCTTTCTTTTCATCATTGTAACCGAGATCACCAAACCATCGGGTGAACGGAAATTTATAATCTTTGGATTCTTTGAAAAAAGAGGTGATGAATGTTTTACCTGAATTTCTAGCTCCTTCTATTAAATAAATCATGAGTCTATTATATCTTATGTTGATTTTGATGTTCCAAATATAACATCTATCAGCGACAATAAAAAAGGAGGCTAATGGCTAGCCTCCTCTTCGTTTTTTTGATATTAATTAGATAATATCTATGATGATACACTTGTTGCCAGTTACCTTTTGAGGAATGTCCTCAGATTCTACAGCATTAATTCTTTTACAGTGGGTATTAACCTTATTCAACACCCTAGAAGAATTCACTAGATTTCTTAAGAAGATGTTAGAAGTGCGGGTTTTGAACTTACCGCTATCTTGGGTTTTTACTGCTCCTTTATAGTTATCAGGATCAACACCATGTAAGAAGTGCAAAGATGGGTGTATTTTCTTCATACCTGGGAGATTGCCAGATATTTTTGAAAGATCGAAGATATTCTCCGGCTTTGCGTTTGGTGTGTTTGGATTGAAAAGATCAACTCCATTATCTGATGTGAAATACATCATAGGATCGTTAGAATTTTCTTTCAAGAGATACAGATTGCTATTTTCCATTACCTCGGGTGTCAAAACTTTGTCCAGAACGTATTTGTAAGCAGGTACAAAATTTTCACCATCATGGGTAACGCACGGAGCAATCATACAGATCGCATTATTTAAGAAGGCAACGTCTCTATTCTGGTAATCGTCATTGGTCATGCACTCATCGACAATCTTTTTGATAGATTTAGTGATTGGACCTTTCAGATCATCGTATCCAACGAATGGGATCTCGTCGTTCTTCTTCAATTTCATTACCCCGTCGTAAGCAGTAAAAATAGGAGTGTCCTCATCTTCATTTAATTCGTTGGCCATGTTCTCGAGTACCTCTGAAAGTTTATTGGCGTAAACCTTTCTAGATTTTGCATCTACTCCACCGAATGTTTCGAACGAAGACATATAATTTCTCATGAAATCTACACTGTCTTCCTCATTCATCGATTCGATTCCGCGGACATCCGCCCATTTGAGATAGTTCTTTGGAATTTTCAAACTGGTGTCAGGATTGGTCATATCGTAAATCCCGCCATCGTAGTAAAAAAACTTATCTTCTCCGGGTTCTCCCTCGTCTGCAGCTTTTTTCCAAGCTTGCAAGAAATCCTCGGTGTATGATGATTTCAATTGACCATCCCCGTTGCGATGGAAATCCTCAGACTCAACCTGCATCTTCCATTTCTTTCTCAATACTTTGGAAAGAGCTTCGCTTACACTATTTGAACTTTTATCTTCCTCTGAAGGAGTCTCGTTCGATGTTTCACCCGCTCCCAAGAATGACTTGAGATCATCAGATAGATTAGATCTATTGAGACTGATTTTGTTCTCCAAGATCAGAGAATTATACTCCGCTATGTTATAAATTTTGCTCATATTACTTTTTCTTATCTTTAATAATATCGAGAATGATACGATCCATTTTGGTTCTATGATCATCTTCAATCCAATCAGAATTCTTCAGAGCTGTATACAAAGCCGCATCAACTTCTCCTGTTGGGTTATTATTTCCGGTTTGCTTCTGAATCACCTGGATCACCACCTTAAGATTTTTACCGAAAGTAGATTTTTTATCCTTACTGATTAGTTCTTCAAATTCTGGTACCGAAGACAATGCATCTCTAAGTAATGAGATTACCTCATAACCTTTGAAGCGTGGTTTTTCGTCTGAATCGCCGGACTTCAATGGAAAGATAGCAGATATGGTCGATTCTTCGTTATCAGATTTTTTATCGTCCATTTCCTGCTTCACACTTTCTTCCGAAGCAATACATCTATTGTAGATTTCTGTTCCTTTCTTCAATCCTGAAATTACGTCTCCGTATTTTTCGTAAGCTTCGTCGTCCTCGATTCCGCTTTTAACTTTGTCGAAAGAATCAACAATACTCTGATTGAAGCTCTTAGTGTGCTTGTCTATCTCCTTCTTTAACGTATCAAGAAGTACATAGTCCTTCTCGGCAATACCAGGTCTTTCAGAAAGACTCTTGATCTTCTGATCGAAAGCTGTGAAAATGTTTTTCCAGTTCTTATGGTATCCCTTGCTTCCTTCCTTCCCTTCAGATTTGACAAGCAGATCATTAATTCTATTTTTCAGATCCTGCGTTTTCATTGCAAAACCGAAAGATTCATTTAATTTCTTTTCCTCGTCATTGATTTCACCGATGGTATGAAGAATAGCTTTCAAACAATCCTTTAATTCCTTAACGATCGTTTTGGTGTTATTGTTGTCGATCTCTGTAGATCTTAAAAGAGCATCAGAGAATTTTTGCATGCTGTCAACAGACAGTCTCCGTGGTTCGGAATACATCGGGGTAACCAAGTCGTTATCTTCTGCAAGCTCGATGGCTTGAGAAAGCATAGACTTCAGATTTTTCGATGTTGTAATGCTTTCAAATTTTTTCGTTACGACTTCAGTGTTTTTGTCTCTCTTCGGAGCGTATGCATAAATGCAATTATACAATCCATCGCAAAACATCTTAACACCATTAGAGAGTAAAGCATCCGTTTTCTGACTTTCGAAAACAGAACCGCTCTTCATGAATTGAGCTGCAACTGGGTTTATTTCAAAATAATTCTTCATCTTATGTAGTTGTAGTTGGTAATGCCATCAAACGGGCAAGTTCTTTTAACTTAGCAGCTATCTGGGTTAGAACGGTCGATTCAACATTATACGCATTGATCTGAGCTGTTCTTCTGGCTGCGTCATTCGCAGCATTCTTAACCGCATCTTTAGCTGTGGCAATCTGATCTCTCAATTTGGAGATGTCTACCTCTAAAGTTTTGATTTCGGTTTCGTTTGAAGCCTCATTCAAAAATTGATTATATCTTTTAATCATATCGCTGAGCTATTGTTATTTTAGATCGCAGATCAGAAATTTTATCACGGTACTTTTTTGTGATTTTTCTAAATTCCTCTTCTGTGAATTCTTTAGCTTTTTTATTATCGGAGATCTTTTGTGATTTTTTGTAAATCTCATCTCTTTCAAGATCAGAAGCAAGAAGTGTCTCGTTTCTTTCTTTTTTTAGATCCCTAAGGATTTCTCTAATCTTAGACTGAGGAAATTTCTTGATTGCGTCAGGAAAATCACTCAAACGCATGTCGATCAGTTCTCTTGTCTTGATATCTTCTTCCTTAACAGTCTTTTCTGAACTTTTCTTTCCGCCAGTGTCAATTTGGCTGAAGTAATTCTTGAATGTTCTTTCTGCACTGCGTGCATTGCGAGCTGCATTCTCGTATCTGGATTTCAATCCTTGCGTATACGTTTTGCTCGATACCTTTTTACCATAATCGAAAAGTTTTTTAGCTATCTTTGATTCAATTCCAGCTTTTTTAACTTCCCAATACGCTGAGATTTTAGGATCGCTACCGGCGATCTCCTGAGCTTTTTTATTGATAAAATTGATCTCACGATCTCTTTTAACCTCCAGAGTCTTCAACAATTTTTCTTTGTTTGAAATCTGTCGTGTATAAGCTCTTTTTTCACCCGGAGTTAAATCGGGCTCGGTTTCTTTTAATTGAAGCTCGTCAATATCCGTTACGATATCATTCCATTCTTTAGCATAGCTCATTTCTTCCTCCTCGTATTCAGATGCGAGAGAATCAAGTTTGCTTTTTTGACCTCCGAATAGTCTCTTCACCGAATTGTATAAATCCGATAGAACCGATTCGTTCAGGTTATAATCTGAGAAACTTACTAAATTTTTCATGCTGTCTTTATTGGCTTGCTTACTTTCATGACAGGAACTTTAGGCTTAGGATTTTGCTGTTTTGCAGCAAGATCTTTTAAATCTTGGGTTTCGTCTTTCAATTCCTCTTTTTTGTCTTCTAAGTTACTGAGTAATTGTTTCAGTTCTGCCTCGCTTGCCTTACCTTCTTTTTTTGCTTTCTTATATTCATAATCAGCCAGATTAACTTCTGCTTGCGAGATTACTGAATCTGAATATTCTTGCCTTCTTTTATTATTCCCAATGATTTCTCCGAGAAGTTTCATTCCTCTTTCGATCTCAAGATTGGTCCTTTTTTCGAAAGCCTCAAATTCATTTTGCTTTGCGTCTCTCTGCTTGCGTACTGATCTGACCATTTCAGGACTAGCACCGCTGCTTCTGAGCTCTTTAACCTTATCCTGGATCTTATCAAACTCCTTGATCATATTATACTCTTGATCTATTAGTTTTGCTTTCAACTGATAAATCTTATCAACCGTCTGATCGATCATCGAAACTTTAGAAAGAGATCCAAAGAGTGCTTTTGATAGGTTGTTTAGAATTTGGTCACCACCACGAACAAACGAAGATTCGTTAATTGATTCCGAAATGAATTCGGAAAATTCAGCAAGAACAGGTGAATCTTGGCTGAAACCCTCCAATAATTCTTTATTGTCAAGGTATTCGCGGTACTCCAATATTTTCTTCATACAAATAGATTATTTATCGATCTTATATATCCACACAGAAAGATGAAAAGAAACCCCGAGCGGAAAGACCACAAAAAAACCCGAGTTTCCCCGGGTTTTTTTGTTGCTTATATTCTAGCTAGATTAGTTAATACCACCAGCAGGGATGTTAACGTTGAAGCAGAAATACATGGTCTCAGGCAAGTGTCCAGCTTCTACCAAAGCATAGCGAGACTTAACTGCGATTTTAGGAGACATAGTACCTTCTGAGATAGTCTGAATTGACTCAGCCATCATGTAAGGCATGAATTTCAAACCTGGTTCGTCATCACCACCTTTACGTCCAACCAATACGCGAGTATCGTTGAAAGCCATGTTCTGGTCAACATATACAGTCATACCAGCCAATGAACCTACAGGATACAAAGTACCGTTGTTTTGAGTCAAGGTGTTAGTGAAAGGAGCGAAAGTGAACTGGCTGATATCTTGCAAAGCACTAGCGATGTTAGCGTTAGTAACGATGAAGTTAGCAGGTCCACGACGTCCGCGGTTTGCTACGACGTTGGCAGCAGCCAAAATACGTGAGAACAAACGACGCTGAAGAGTAGACAAGTTCTCGTAAGTTCCTGAAGAAGGACCAGCTACTCCAGTCATAGTCAAAGCAGCATCTGCTTTACCTACGTATGAAGGAATAGTGTAAGAACCTGCAGTACCACCGATAACCAAGTTCAAGTTCATGTTTTGACCTTCGGTAGCGTTGAACTGGAAGCAGTTAGACCAACCTAAGGCAAATGCACGAGCCAAGATGTGCTTGTTGATGGCTTGAGATACTTCGTTAACCAAAGCGTTCTCGATCATGCTGATCACGTCGATACCGAATTGCTTATTCAAATCTTGAATTTGCTCAGTAGTTACAGATGCAGCAACTTGGAAAGTGTCAGCTTCAACGAATTTGGTGAAGGTGTTCAAACCAAGTGAATTGTAGTAGGTAGATTCTGCAGTACCTCTCAACATTGGGTTGTAGGTCTTAGTACCATCTACGTAAGGACCTTGCCAGTTTTGGTTGTTGTTGAAACCAGCACCAGAGAAACCTTGAATGTGATCTTCCAAAGTTTTAACCAATTGTGCAGTTCCAGCAGCAGTACCACCACCAGTTGTAGTGTCGATTGAAGTACCAACTTTAGTACCTGAAGCAACTGTAGAAGCAACTGTTTCACCTGTTGTCATGTCGGTAATACGGAAGATAGCGAAGCCATCGATACGTGAGTAACCAACGAAAGCAGTAGTGATGTAAGCAGCAGCTGAAGTAGCTGAAGTCAAGTAGTAAGTAGTACCAACGGTCAAAGAAGAAGCGCCAGAAGACAATTCAACTTTAATCATTGAAGGAGCAGCAGCCAAAGCTTCAGCAGAAGTTGAAGATGCGCTGATTTGGCTAGGGTTCAATTTACCACCAGCGTAAACATAATCCAAGTAAGACAATACGCCAGTAGGTCCTGACATAGGAATTACAGGAACGATGTCAAAACCAACGGTTTTAGCAGCAACCTGAATAGCCAAAGGCAATAAGCTAGGGAATTTGTCACCAGATCCAAAGTTTGCACTGTTGTAGAAACCAGCGTTAGCGTTTGAACCGCTGAAGCTGCTCATACCAGGGTACAAAGGAGGAGCAACAGGACCCATACCGTTCAATACACCCAAAGTGTTGTATGCACCGGCAGATTCGTTTAATGAGTGGTAGTGGCAGTATTTAGCCAACCATTCTTTTTTCTCGGGAGAGCTGATACCGGTTTTTGATTCCAAAATAGGCGCCCAGGTATCATAAATCTCAGATTCGTTAATGAGTTTCATTTTTTTGTTTTGTTTTTTTTATTTGAAGCGTTTCTCCAACTCTTTACTTAAGAAATCCAAGTAACCATTACCGTAGATTTCTTTTGAATTTGCAGCAGTTGGGATTTCTGCGTTCTCATTCAACTTCTGTAAACCGATAGGTTCAACACCCAATTGACGTGTAGACCAGAAATTTCTGATCTGGTAGTCGGTGTCAAGTTTACGAAGAGCAGCCTGTGCTTTGATTGAGTGCTGTTGAGACTCATTCAAACCTTCCCATGCGGGACGGAATTCTTCAGGCATTTCGTCAATAAATTTGAAACCTGATTTAGGGGTTTCGCCTTCGTTCACATCAGCATCTTGAGATTCGTTGATAGCCTTCTGTGTTGTGGCCTTGGAAACTTTTTGTTCAGCTTCCTTTATTAAACTTTCAGTCTTCTGTGTATTAACTGATTCAATAAGTTTGTCAATTTTAGTTCCTAAATCTGCATAATCACCAGCAAATCCAGACTCATTCAAATCTGATGCAGAAGCTAATTCGGCTTCAGATTTAGCCTGCTCATTCAAAGCAGGAGCTGTTTCTTTGGTGTCTACAGACTCAGCGATGTACTCGGTGTAACGGATTGAAGAATCCAATTTCTCTGCGATGTACTCAGAGTAAGCAAGACCTTTGTTAACATTCTCTGCAACGTATTCTGAATAAGAGATACCTTTTTCGAGGTTTTCTGCAATGTACTCAGAGTAAGAGATACCTTGATTGATCTTTTCAGAAAGATGCTCAGAGTAAGCAATGTTATTTTCTACGTTTTCTGCAATGTACTCAGAATAAGAAATATTCTTATCCAAATTTTCTGCAATGTACTCAGAGTAAGAAATGTTAGTATCTAATTTCTCAGCCAAATACTTGCTGTATTCGATGTTCTTGTCTACGCTTTCAGCAACATATTCGCTGTAGCCGATCGTCTTATCAAGATTCTCAGCCAAGTACTTAGAATAACTAATGCTCTCATCTAAACTCTTAGCCAAATACTTTGAGTAAGAAATTGAATCATCCAAATTCTTAGCAACGTATTCTCCGTAACGGATCGAATTTTCTAAATTCTCTCCCAAGTAGGCGCAATACTTTTCTAATTTAGCGATTCTTGCGTCTGCTTCAGAACCTGATTCTGATTCAGAAACTTCGAGTGTAGCAGAAACATCAGCTGCAGATTTCAATGAATTGATCTCTTCCTTCATTGCTTTCATCTGCTCTTTCAAATACACTGAGTATTTGTTAAGCTCGTCTGCAGTAACGAATTCTTTGTTATTATCCATTTGTGCTTGTTTTATTTTGTCTATACCGATTAATTTTTCGAACTCTTCGTTGTTCGATACGCTATATATCTGAGTCAAGGAATCATTTTTTAATCCTAAGCTCTCATTTATTAACGAAAGCGATGCTACAACGCTATTTTTTTTGTAATTTTTGAATTCTTCGAAGCTGAAATCTACGCTTTCATTAACTCTATAGAGTTGTGCATTCTTGAAACCAGGATCAGCAACTAGATCATAAGTGAAAATTTTCTTGATCTGAACCTTCTTGTCTGGACCAACATTACCAGCTGCTCTTGAAGAAATTGAAATAGGAATTCCTGCTTCAACTAAACTTTTAGCAATTTTACCAGCTGGGGTATCCAACAATTTTACTTTGATCTTCAAGCATCTCTTGCTTTTATCGTAATCAAGCTCTTGGATCAAGTGAGAAATGTTTTTCAAAGAAACATCAAATTTCTCAGGATGGTCAAGTTCACCAACCAATCTATTCTGAGCGATTTTTTCTTTAAGGTATTCCAAATGCGGAAGGTATTCGGTTTCGTCGTAGATTCGTCCGTTGTTGTTTTCTTCGCCGAAAACAGCAGCAACACCTTCTAGAACTACCTCATCATCCTTGGTTTTCGCTTCTAAGACAGCTTCCTGTCTCTCGAGGATGAAAACCAAATTTTCGTTTAAGTCCTGATTTTTCACTTATACAGTTTATTTTTGTTCTTTTATATATCTTTCACGTGAAAGAAAAATTATCTTACCCTAACCTTGTTCTTCATTCTGTTGAAGATACTGGTAGCTAGGTAGTATAATTCACCATCTTTTGGCGTGAATGTTTTCTTTGCTCCGTTGGGAATGAATCCACCGAAAGATTTTTTCTCTCTCATCTTAATGGATCTTTCCTCGCCTTTTAAAGGATCTCCTTTAACCTTGATCACATCAACTTCTTCCCATTTGTCGATGCCCAATTGTTTGCGTTCATCCTCGGTGGTCAATTCTTTCAAAAGATTAAACCCTCCGACTGCTGTATCCTTCATTTTCTGGATATCGTCTTTGATTTTCAGCTTTACCTGATCATCAGCTACTTCTATGTAAGAAGAAGCTATTTCCTCATCAGGCTCAGTTGTGTAATCTAACGCTGCATCATCCTCGCCTGCCGCTTCGATTGGTTCAATCGATAGCCATTCGCTTTCGTGTCTACCGATTACAGGAGCAAATCCTTTACGGGTATCCTCCATGTCATATTCATCCGAAGCAACGTCGATTGGGTCTCCTTCCTGTGCGCCCCATACTTCAGGTGTTGCATCTACGACAAAGTAATCAAATTTTGGAGGAGCAGTAGAAGAATTCCTATCTGCATTCTCTATCGAGTTAACTCTATAAATTGCAACATTCACAGAGTTGAAATCAATTTCTTCCCCTGCCTCTTCAGCATCAGCTTCAACTATTAGTTCTGCTGATTCGTAAATTCTCATGAATGAACTGAAATTTAGAACGCGGCTTTCGCTCGGCTGTGATACTTCTTCCGGCTTAGGTAATTCTGGAGATTTTTGCGGTTCACTCTGTGCGGGCTTATCGGCTGGAGCTTGCTGAGGTGTTTCTTCGGTGCTCGCTGACTTAACAGGAGCTACTTCAGGTTCCTCGTCAATTTCTTTCTCCGTTCCCTTTTCAACCATCTTATTCAATCCCGATTCTGGATTAGAAAGATTCACAAAGCTTGAATCAACCAATTCTCCGGAAACATTGACTCTAGAAGCGCCTTGCTGAAAATTGAATTCAAAGTTATCTGGAGCACTTGGGTCTAATTCAACCAATTGTGGAGAAGCTGTATCGTATGCGTCCATGAAAGTTGCCCATGGACAGATTCCGTGGAAATACATTGCTTCAGCGTGTTCTGAAGCATTTTGAATGCCTACTATTCTGAACTGTAGATCGTCATTGTCTGTAAACCCGTGTTCGAATTTAGAAGATTTCTCAAATACGATAAATGTGATATCATTCTTGGCAAGAGCTTCCGACATACCTTTTGATCCGACATTGAGTAGAATAAACAGAGATGAATTTGAAAAATCGCCAATCTTGGCAATATCCATAGTTGTTCTGGTGTCGTCTGCTGTGAATGGTAGGAATCCTTCCCATCCACTACTCAATTTTCCTTCCTGTGTCCAGCAGATAGTTATGATTTCTCCAGCTGGGATTTTTCCAGGCTCAAAAGAATCATGAGCTATCGCTGATCCATCAAAGTCTGCAAATCTTGGTGCTTGATTGTCGCTGAACCAGTTATATGTTTGCTGTGCAACATCACCTATTGCTAGGATCCATCCAACCACTGGTATTGCCTCGACTGCAGTTTTTGGTAATGCCTTCGAAGCGGTTTTTAAGAAACCCCTTCCAAAAGCTTTAATGCTGTTCATAACCGCGGTTGGGCGGGTCTTAGCTGCATTTCTTGAAAATTTATATCCTTGCTTAGCCCATTTGAATCCCTTACCCAATCCCTGAGTAACGCCAGCCAGTAATTTACCGGTGTTCTTCAAACCTCTAAATGCCCATTTTCCACCTTTGGTTAAAATGGATTTAGCATTAGCTAATGATTTAGCTGCTCTTCTTTTGCCAGCAAAATTTTTGACACTTGAAGAAAGACCAACCAATCTGAATAATCCTCCAGCTGCTTTCAATGCGACAAAACCAGAAAGACCCATTAGGGCATACGGTAAGGCTTTACCAAAGAAATCTGCTGACTTTTCGAATATCTCCTTGAATGTACTTTTGTCATCAAGAGTTTTATTGAGTGGCTGGATTTCAGTTAAATCGTAAATAGCAAATTGACCTCCTGTAGAATACTTCTTCTTGATCTTATAAGCCATTTCAGATTCAGTTGAATCAGTTCCTCCCTCATCAGAGAATGAAAGAAACCAAGCATTATCCTCTCCGGTCTGAACGTTTTCGAATTCAATCTGTCCGTCGATTTTTCCGGATTTCTCTAAATTATCTTTTGCTTTGAGAAATTTAAGGTATGCCTCTCCCATTTGTGGATCGCCCTCCTCATCCTCGTTTAACAGATCAAAGTCTGCTGCAAAATCTTCAAAAGTCTTGAGTCTTTTTATTTCGCTATGGTGAGGATAATCAAAAAGATCTTTCAAATATCCATGATCTTCCGATTCAGCCTGCCAAGTTCTAGGATTGGATTTCAACCAATTCTGCCAGTCTGAGGTCTTTGCCCACCACTGGAAATCATTTAATTCGACAAATTCCCCGCCTTCAATCGCACTGATAGGGACTTGAATCATTGGCATCGTTTGGCCAGCGCCTAAACTGCCTTTATTAGGTAGAAGTAATATCATTATTCAGAGTAAATTTTGTCGTAAGCCAAACTGATCGTATCGATCAATTTTTCTATATATCCCTTATTACGAAGCTTCTTGAAAGCAAGATTACCTACGGAGAACTCACCTTCCTCGCTCAATCCTTCCTTTCTCATCTTCATGATTTTATCCTTTAGCTTATTAGCTCGGCTGAAAAGAAGTTTGGCCTGGTCGGCGGGTAATTTATCTTTGGCAAGTTTAGATTCTAACTTATCGATGTCCGAAGCAATACCTTCATACTTGGTTTGAACGTCTGCAGGATCAACTGTTGGCGGATCGAATTGTGGCTTTACTATCCACTCATCGTCCATTAACGAGTAAAGGCCAGATGCTGTATGAGGTTCATCCTCATCTTGCATGTATGTTTCTACCTCGTGACCTCTCAATTTGACATCGTGGCGGAGATTCCAAATAAATCTGATTCCGTCAATCGCAGATTTCAAAACCTTTTTAGGTGCATCGATCTTATCGAAATCAACCAAAATATGGACGTCGAGGTCCGAATAATCTGTATAGTTATAATTTGACAGGGAGCCTGTCAATTGAATATCTACGATTTTGGGCTTGCCGATCGTATCTTCAAATTTGGAATAGAAATCATCCGCTATTTTTAATAGCTTTTTTCTGATATTCTTATCGAATACCCAATCGATAGAACCATCCTTGTTAGTTTTTTTAGTCCAAAACTTAGGATTTAGTTCATCGTGATAAAATTCAGAAACTTTTTTCTCGTTAATATATTGGTGGAAACGGTACAGCACAGCTCAGTTTTTTTTTCTACTTTATATATCGTAGAAAAAAAAGATCAGTCTGCTATACGTTGTAAAATTGAGCCTAGTGCTTCGACGTCTCTTTCGCAATATGAGACGATCTCTTCGATTCTTCCGTCATGGAAAGATTCGCTAACCATAGAACCGTCCATCCCTCCCTTGGGTGACTTGATCCCTAATGAATGACACAGAAGATCTAAACTCAGGGATTTTTGCTGGACCCAGCTTCCAAAAGAAAGTAGTTCGGCGGTATCAACAAAAGAAAGTTCCCATGGTTTTTTATTACCGACTTTAATGATATCAGGAGGATTTATCCCGTTGTAAAGCATCCTCTTTCCTATCCATGGTATGTCGAAATTCTTTATGTTGTGTCCACAAAGAAGGAAATTCATGACCATGGCATTCTGTAGGATTTTTTTAACCTTCTCTAGTATATCCAATTCGGAACCACTGAAACTCATGATCCTTGCATCTTCCGATTCATCCTTGAAACTTCCAAATGTCACACAAACTATCTTTCCAAATTCAGGCTCTAATTGGGCTTTAGCTTTATATGTTTGATCTGGGGTTGAATCTTTGAACTCGAAATAGCTCCCAGAATAGTAGACGTGTCGTTTAACCCAAAGATCGGCTAACTTCTGATCTGCTTCTCGCAATTCTTCAAGCGTGGGATACTGAGAGGCAGTTTCAATATCTAAAAGGAGATATTTTGTTATGTTTTTCTTCTTTATCATATTATTTCCATTTGGGATGGTACCAGAATCTTCTACCACCGTTATCAATTAAGTTTTCAAATCCAGGATTCTTGTATGCTTTCATCCACTGATTCCATTCCTGTACAACGGAATCCCTGGTAACTCCTAAAGGGTTGTTCCAAGAATATATTTGGCCTCCGCCTAAGAAGTATGCTTCAATGGGTAGGCGAGCTGCTATTTCACAGAATCTTTCAAAATCGTATCTGACCACATCCTTCGCTGCCCAGAATGGGTTGATGTCCAGTCTTTCGCAAAGCTCAGCACGCAGGTAATTGCCATACCCATTTATCCACTTTTGGTTCATTAAAAATTCGTAGAATGGTTTAGCCAAATCCTTATGATGAATGTTTTCCATTATGTTTCTGCTCCAAGCTTCAAATTCTATTGTAAGATCAGGGCTTCTATCTGGATTCCAATCCCCGATCTTCCATCTTCCAAACCGGCGGATATCTACGAATTGGAGTTCCCTTTCACCATCTGCTGTCAGAAATGAAAAATGTGTGTGCTTAGGACGTTCTTGTACCTCACCGAAAGAAAAGTGCCCGCCCATTCCTAGGGTGAACATCACAGAAAAGGGGTGGGATTCTTGAGGAGTGATAGAGAGCTTTAACTCTTTGCCTCTCGATTCAGCTCTGATTTTAAATTCCTCGTCTGGTAAGAGAACATTGGTTAGATCTAAATCGGCTAACTTGTGGACAGGGTTTTTCCAGGTCCCGATGAAGCTCATCTCCTCGGTAACTGATTGGTTGATGAAATCTCCGGTTAATCGTACTTCCGCTAATTCTGGCATTTCCCAAAATTACATCAATTAACCCGTTAATAAAAAAGTTCTAATCCTCTTTAGGAATGACAATGGGCGGAAGTGATTTCCAGTTGGCCCTATAGACGTTGCATGCCTTCGCTCCTTCCTGTGTTTGAATTAAGCAATCAAACTCTACGTTGAAAGAAGGTATTCTATGCTCTAAGATACTCTTGATCTGAATTGGGGACTTATATTTGGTAGAAATCTCTTGAGGCTCGGCATGAACAAAAAGTGGCTTTCTACCTTCTTTCCAGGTCGAATAGCTCAACATGAAAGCTTCTCTCGAAGACAATCCACCGTTATGTGATAGGTGGGATAACGTCCTGAATGCTATCGGTATTTTGTTACTGAAGAAAATCCCTGCAAGGATATCGGTAACGGAAAATAAGCTGGGCTCCTCATCGTTAATTATAGCTAAACGTTGAAAAGCAGACTCCGATATTTTTTTGATCTCGTTATTGAATAAATTGATGGAATTCCTTCTGTTACCGTATGCGCTACCAACGCGAATCAAAATGTCCCCCTGCTGTGGAGAAAAAATATCCATCAATAAACCAAGTGAATTTATAATATCCACACATGCTTCCCTCTTGGCTTCTAAATTGTGTACTAGCAAATAAGTCTTGGTCAGAGAAAAAACTAAACGTATCTGATGGTATGAAATCAGATTGGTGATTGTCTGAATTCTATGCTTGACCATAGCGTCTTTGGAATCCAGTAAATCCTCAAGTAGAGAATCCAGTTCCTGTATATTGGAAATATTGACAGATACAATCTTTACATCGTTAGAAACGGATTCGAGTATTTGCATCTCTATCAGTTCTAGAAAATCAGCGGGATGCTCTATTTTCCATCCTTGAGCATCAGTATCGGCGTTTAACCACCCGATCCTTGGCTGCGAATAATTGATTTTTGGCTGCATCAATTATTAAAGAGAAAGATTGGAAGAAAGTTCCTATGGAGATATCCTTTCGATTCCCAGTTCGGGATCGTTGAATACTGTCGGGAGGTTGTAGATAGATCCAGGTAAATTCGCAATGCTATATTTATTGAGAATCTCCTTGTGACCCTTATCACCCTGGTCAATGAACTGGATGGTTTCAGGATTCAACTCAACCACTTTATGATCTTCGTGTCCAATAGATTGAACCATAACATCGTAACGATAGGTTTTGCTATCCGGTGCAAGATAGGACTTAACAATCATGCCCGCTACTTTATCTTTTTTGTCAACAGGAATTCCTATGACTAGATCACCAACTTGATATTGTGCTCCCTGAATAATTCTAGGAACATTGGGATCTGGACCAACAGATACTGACAAATCATGAAAAGGTTTGTAGGAAACCCTGAATACACCATTAGCACCGCCGTATCCTGGTGAATCACCAAATACTCCTGGGTCAAAAAACTCGTCGAGATGCTTAATGTGTTTCATCTAGACTATTTATCTTCTTTATTTTTGTTTTTTGTTTTGTGTGATATCACAGCTTTCAATTTGTTGGCCAATTCATAATCCTCCTTTTTGATTGCTTCTTCTAGCATGTTGTCTAGTGAAGTTGTAGAAGGTATATGTGTTGTCTCCTCAATCGCCTGCATATTTTCAATTACTGAGATTATCTGAGGTGCTAAAATCACCTGCAGCTTAGTGGGAAACCATGGTTCAAATTCAATTTCCTCGTCTTGCTCGTCAAATTCTTCATTTTCTTCATCGAGAAATTCTATCATACCTTCCTCGTCGCTATTATACCAATTAATTATCCATAGCCCGTAATTAATCTCACCGCTACCCTTCGTCATAACAAGTTTGATTAATGACTTAAGTTCATGCTTGATGTCTTTGACAGTTAGATCATCTGCATTCGGTTTTCTTTTGACGCCAGGTATGATCATCGATTCACACCCTACCCCTTTATTGAACATTTTATAAACGCCCAAAATCATATCCCAGTCAAGATTTCTCATGACCGCATTTGTTAAATGGCTATAATCATTTTGCATTAGAATTTCCTTTCATTTGGTTATTGACCCCCGAGATCCATTCTTTGTATTTATCTGGGAAGAATTTTTTTAGTTCAAGAATCTCTCTTTTTGAGATCATGAGTTTATCCCTAACGAACATCTCCGCTTCATCGAACGAATCCTCTTTCTTGTCTTTGACAGATTGTTTTTTTGTCTTGGTATAGATCCACTGCGGAACTCCTTTGAAGTGGACAGACATGGTATCGTGCCACCAGTCAACTACCGGAGCAGGATTTATCTTGTTCTTATTGAACTGATTTGCCTGCACCGGAAACTGAATAGACATAATTCTATTGATCATGAAGTAGTTCCGTGATTTGTCGTTGGTACTGACTTTTTCCCACCCCTTCTTATCGAAGATACGTTTTACGATATCGAATAATTCCATCTGGTAAATAATCTTTTCTTATAGATTGAATGGGTCAAATTTTTTCGGGACATATCCTTCAGTTACCCATTCAGTACCGTTCAATATCGTATCCCTATCGATTGGAACTTGGGTTTTACCTGCTTTGTCTGAATCATCTGAAATCCTGGAAAGTATTTCAAGAGAAATTTCTTTGGGTATCATATCCTTCTCCAACCAAACAAGTTTCTTATTTCTCTCTAGATTTTCAGACACCTTAATCCTGTTTTCACCTGAATCAACATCGCCCAAGGATCTGAGGCAATACCCTGCAATAAAATCTATCGATTCGGGATCGCATAAAAGTTGATTAACAGGCATTGCTGACCATTTTGAATTTTTAAGCTCCTGTGAAAAAGCCTCCACTTTCTTGGGTGTGATACCGTGATTTTTTCCGTTTTTCAAAATACTCCATACAGGAGGGACTGAATCACCCTTGTCTCCGGATAAAACCTTTTCCAAGAGAATGTCGGTCGAATCTATCTCGTTAGTCTCAAAAGAATTTGCAAATTCTCTTAGCTTACCTTTAATTGGATCTATGCTTCCTGACATATTAAAGATAGAGACCTCATCATTACCGATATTCTTCTTCCAATCGTGCGGGGTATAGAAAGCCAAATTCTTTGAATTGTTATTTAGCACACATACCCAGTTATCATTCTCGTTGATCTTTATAAGCTGGTGCAAATCCCTGTCCCCGGTAATTACGATAGAATTTTCTCCTGCCTTCATAAGGTACCTTGTCCAGAAATAAATCAGATCATCAGCTTCTGCACCTGTTACCTTGGTGTAGACATAACCGAGATCCTCTAATCTTAAACAATATTCGTGGATCAATGAATAAAATATAGACCAGTCAATGTTCTCGTCTTTCTTTCGGTCAGATTTATATCCTCCACCCTCTATTTCGATTTTCTTTCTCCATGAAGAACTATCAAGACACATGATAATTCTATTTGCTGGTGGCAGCGATCTTAATGTCGCACACATATCCATCGTAACCTTTCTAATGAAAGCTGCTTTATCCTCAGTTTTAGCAAAAACTTCATTAGGATCAACGGCTCCATATCCAGCGAATATACCTAAGGTTTTTCTGAAAAGGTAGTTCGCGTCAAAAATAACATTAATCTTCATCTTCTTTCATTATTATATTTTCCATCAGTGTGTCGATGGTGAAATCGGGGTTGGTTAGGCGTGCCTCGTAGTCAGAGAAATTCTCAAAATCATTCTTATCTGCTGCCAATCTGCGTTCAACGTCGTCAGCATCTCTTCTTGTAGAAAGTCTTTTCCTCCTGACATCCTCTTCTATGTCGATATAAAGGACAAATGATTCTGATCTTAGGTCATCGCCCAATTTAGGCAATCCAGAAGGCGTCATGATAAGAAGTTGGCTGATTTCAAATTCTTTTTTAGACGTTCCGTAATGCCATCCATTGAAACTAACGTGTTCCAAGAAATCACCGGCGTTGGCCATTTCGTAGAACTTCTCATCAGTCACGAAATGATAATCAGTGCCATCTGATTCTCCATTTCTGGCCGGTCTTGTTGTATGGCTGACAGAATATCTTATTCCGTAATCTACTAATAAGTTTTTTAGGTGATCCTTTCCAGATCCTCCCTTTCCAACTATTATCAGTCTTTTTTTAGGTAAGTAACTCTGTATCTTCGTCGATATCTTCGGATTCTTGTTCTTCATCCGAAAGTAATCCTCGTTCAATATGCTCATATCTTTGTTCCGCTTTTTCCAGTGTTCTGTAAGTCCAAGCCCATTTTCCAAAATCCTCATTTCCAGGAAAAACCTCCCTTTCAGGCATAAGGTCTCCGAAAACCAATTTTTCCTTCTCTATCTTAATTTTGAAAACCTCATAAGCCACGGTGAATTCAAACTCATCGTCCCACTGCTCATAAATGTAAGCTTTCTCTCCTTTCTTGATAAGCCGGTAATCAAATCCGTTTTTTCTAATTTTTGGTTCTAATAATTGCATTCTATCCTAGTAAAGTTTTTTGAATTGTGAAGATGAGCGAGAGTAAGGAAACCACCGGGTCGATTACCAGATTTCTCTGCGATTGGTGATTAGCAGTTTCCACTAAAATCGAGGGGATAAATTTGGATTTGTCTGGATGCTTACTAATGATCCAGTCTATAAACTCAGATCCAAGTGCGGACATGACATCATCAACCTTTCCGGAAAAATTGGAAACTACGAATTGGTAATTTTTGATAGGGTCCCTGCTCTCGACAATAAGCTGATATAGTTCTTCGAATGACCATCCGAAATTCTTGATGTTCTTGGAATTTATTTCCGAGATACCACCGATGTTCAGGCTCTGGATCTTATTCAGTGCTGAACGGAAATCCGGAAAGTACATCTTAGTAAATTCTTCCAGCGCTTCATCTTCTATGGTGATTTTAAGCTTAGCCAGAATGAGTGAAACCCTTTTCTTCCATTCGTTTCTGACGTATTGCTCTTCCTCTGGAGTGATTGGGTCAAAATCAATTACTTCAAATCTTGATTGTATTGCCTCTGGTACTTTATTGATCCAGTTGCATGTTGCTATAAAACGCGTATTTACGGCAAACTTTTCAACAGTTCCTCTCAGTGCTTTATAGAATTGATCCGATGCTCCATCAAACTCATCCAGGATAACTATTTTGGTTGCAGCTTTACCGCCCATGACGGACGACATCATACAGAAGTTGTTAATCTTTTCCCTTACTACATCTACCGATGATTCATCAGAAACGTTGATGAATAGCGTTGGATGATCTTTGGCAAGTATTTTTGCTGTTGACGTTTTACCGCATCCAGGAGAACCTGAAAGTAAAACATTTTGCTGAAGCCCATCATTAAACTGTCTTCTGATCCTTTCTGGAAGAATTAAGAATTTTAATTCCTTCGGTCTTAGCTTTTCCGTTAATAACTCCTGTACCATATTTTTATTTTATCGATTTCGACGCATATAATTTCATCCCTGGGCTGGGTAAAAAAGACATAAAAATAAATGTGGTAGAATGCCTATACCCAGTTACAAACTATTGATCTAGGTATAAAAATACGGTTAAAATGCGTTTTGAAAAAACGTTAGAGAAAAAGAAAGGTTAGAATTAAGCTGTTGGCTCTTCAGGAGTTTCAGTTTTTTCCTTTTTCTCGGCCATGATTTTCTCGGCTTCCTTGTACTTATTGTTCATGCTGTACTCGTCGGGAGAAAGGCCTAAGAATCTTCTGACGAGGAAATCCTTGCTGAAATACGGGGTTTGTTCCTCACCTGAGCTTACTTGCAGTTCAGACATGGAATTGATGAAAGCCACTCTTTTGGTTAGGTTAGCAAGTTTAACGAATTCCTGAAATTGATTTTCACGAGTGAAAACGAGTCCAAGGTTTGTTTTGAAATCCCTATCTTTCCTGAGTTCTGGGTACTGCAAAATCATTTGCAGGTATAACGGTTTGATGATTATCTCCTGGAAAGTTGATCTCATTCTGGAGAGGAACTTCTCAAATCTAATCTCATCTCTTTCAAGCTGATCTACACCGATAGAATAGTTGGAAGCTGGTGCACCTCTAAAAGCAAATCTTGCATAGGGAACTTTCGAATCCATTTTCAACCTATTGTAGAAATAGGTCACGCTTTCCATAATATTAAAATCAGGACCAGATGGATTTAAAGAATCAATCTGCGGGGATTGTCCATTTTTATCCGGGAAGAGGTAATTTTTGTAAAATTGTATCTTGGGTCTACCGTTTATTGTTAATTCACCAGAATTGTCGTCAATATCAATCTCCTCCTTGTATACGGACATAAGTTGCCCAAGAGTATTCAAAGCTTTCTGCGGTGACTGGTTTCCAACCGGAATAATAAATTTCAGACGGTAAGAAGCATTCATAACATTCCAAATGATTCTGGTGTTCTCCATAATCCTTAAAATGTTGTACGATCTTATCAGTCTCTCCAAATAACAAACCCTAGAAATCGTGTTCCCCTTAGCATA